ACAGCCGTGCGGAGGCTACTACTGCTCAGAGGAACACGACCACCTTGATTGTGAGCCACAAACGTCAGCTTGAGTTCCCCGCCCGTGGCCGCCCGCGAGGGGGCGAAAGGAACCGTCAGAGGAAAGGTAATCCCATGATTCAGTATACGCACGAAGGGCTTCAGGCCGACCTGCGGGTTCTCGCCCGAGAACTAGAAAGGCTCTCGCGGGAGTACGCCGACAAGATGGAGAAGAACGCTGAACGGCCCCCGTCACCCATCAACACGCCGCACGCGAGCGAGCACCGGCACGGGAACTTTCAGGGCCGGTCGGAGGGTTACGGTTACGCCGGCCGCCAACTCACGATGCTACTCAACTGGTACGGAGTCCCGGGCAAGCCGGAGGAGTCAGAAACGTAAAAATGCGCCTCCCCTCCCCCGTCGGGGGCGGCGCTACTGACCGGGTGAGTCACTTCCCTTCCCGGTGGGGGCACGGCTTCATGCCCTTGCTCCTGTCGTCGGGGTCGCCCCAGACGAAGCCGGGGGTTTCGGTGCAGAGGTCGCAGACGGTCGGCGCCGCGGCGGCCGGGGCGGGGGCGGCGCGGGCCGCGTCGAGGATTGAGAAGATGCAGTACCGGAAACCGTTGATGGTGTGCCCCGCCTCCCGCGCCCGGCGCGGCGCGTCGATAATCCCCCGCTCTATCGCCGACTCGTCCAGGTGCGCGATCTCCGAATACGCTTCGAGGTCTTTGGCCTTCACGGTTCGGCCCGTGACTTCCGTGTACCGCGCCATCAGCCTCCGGGTCTTTTCGTCGTTAATATTTAATAAGTTATTAAGTTCTTTATTAATTAATGTGGTTGTCTGGTTAACTGGGCGACTGGTTAACTGGTCGTCTGGTTGACTGGTTAACCAGTCCATCGCATATTCCACGGCATCCTGAAAGTCTTTGAAAATGTGGCGGCGCTGGAAGTGCCAGGCCTCGTAGGCGTCTAACTTCTTGGCGGGGAAGCGGATACCTTTGAGGCGGCGCTCGACGCGGGACGGGAAGAGTGATTCGTCCGGCTGGTTGACTGGTTGACTGGTTGACTGGTTAACCAGCGGGGAGGACTCTTTGACGACTCGCGGGGCGGTTAACTGGTCATCCAGTTTGGTTGACTGGTTGACCGGAGTGGTTGACCAGTCAACCACGGGCTCCGGCTTCGGCGGCAGTTCTCCAAAGCCGAGCACCCGCTTCGGAGCGGGCTTCGGTTCAAGGTCCATCAGGGCGTTACCGCCCTTGAATTTGTCGGCCATTAGAGCACCGCCTCCGTCGTCGCCAGCGCGGCCACCTCGGCGTCCACGCCCGTCAGCTCGTTCATGCGGGAGAGCTCGAAGGCGACGGCGGCCACCTTCAGAATCTCGCGGGGCACGCCGCCCGTGGCGTCGTAGATGGTCTGAATGGCGTCGTCGGTGAAGGGGAAGGGGATGTCGGCCTGCTCGCACCGGAATTCGAGCATGGCCTTCGTCTCGCCTAGGGTGAGGGGCGCGAGCACCGAGGGGGCGAATATGCGCGAGCGGATGGCCTTCTGGCTGGGGTCAAGGAGCCTTTCGCGCAGTTCAATTTGCCCGGCCAGCACGATCTGGATGAGCTTCGCCGTGTTCGTCTCGTAGTTGAGCATGGCGCGCACTATCTCAAGCATGGTGTTCCTGAGCCGCTGCGCCTCGTCGATGAAGACCACGACGTTCTTGCCGTCCCGGTGCTGTTCAATGAGGAAGGCGCGCAGCTCCACCTCCTGCGCCTGGTAGGAACGTTTGGGGGCGAGGCCGAAGTCGCCCGTTATCTCTTTGAGGAAGGCGAACTCGGAGGTGGCCGATGGCGTCGGCATGAACGACACCACCATGTCCTCTTTCGCCGCGTAGTCGCCGTAGAGGAGCCTGAGCAGTGAACTCTTACCCATCCCTACGTCGCCGAGGATGGCCGTCAGCCCTTGCCGCCGGTCTATGGCGTAGCGGGTCTTGTGCAGCGCGGCGCGGATGCCGGGCGTCTGGTAGAGAAAGCCGGGCGACGGGGAAGTGGAGAAAGGGTCTGTCATGCGGCGTATGCTAACGGGCCACGGGTGAAAAATCAATCCAATTTCAGCGCGCCAAAGCAAAATCAGATGTTATTTTCCAACTTGGTGTGGTGTTTCGGGTGTAAAATAGTAACCAGTTCGGAACTGCCGAAAGGGGAGGCGGAAGTGGCAATAACCATCATCTCGGGCGGTCGCCATCACAGAGACCCGAACATCGTGGACGCGGCGGTGAGGGCGTCCGGGTATGTCGTGACGGCAGTCATCGAAGGAGGCCAGCGCACGAGAGACGCCGAGACGCGCGAGATCGTCGGCGGGGTGGACTACTTCGCCCGCCTGTGGGCCGAGGCGCGCGGCATCCCCGTCGAGACGATGGAGGCGGACTGGGGGCGCTACCGAAAGTTGGCCGGGCCCATACGCAATGAAGCGATGGCGATGGTCGGCGAGCAGTTGATAGCCATACCGGACGAGGAGAGCCACGGCACCTGGGACATGGTGCGCAAGGCGAAGAAGCGCGGGCTGCCCGTGTTCGTCTTCAGAGGGTGAGTCCGCCGCCCCGCTGACCTAAGCGCGACGGCCGGGGTGAAGGGAGAGGGAGACGTGGACTACACGATGACGACGCCTTGCGGGGCGTGCCCATTTCTAAAGAAGTACGCGCACGCCTTCACGCTCCGCAGGTTGGAGGAGTTCGCCGCCGGCGAGTTCCCCTGCCACAAGACGGCCGCGGAAGAGGAAGGCGAGGACGGCTCAGTCTCCTTCGTCGCGCGGCGGGAGAGCCTGCACTGCGCCGGGGCGCTCATCTTCAACGAGAAGCGAGAGCGGCCGAATCAGATGATGAGGATATGCGAGCGGCTGGGGATGTATGACGCGGCGGGGCTGGATATGTCGGCCGACGTTCGCTGACCGCCGCCCGCCCGCCGACCGTAGGCGACGAAGAGGAGGAGAGGATGCCCGACATCAAACTGCTGCCGTGCCCCTTCTGCGGTCGCAAGCCTTCACTGAGGAAGGGGATGCGACACCAGAAAGACGGCTACTACCATTGGCAGCCCCGCGCGGGAGCATGGCGCTGGCGGCCCGCCGTCAGGTGTACGACCTGCAAGTTCGACCGCGAGTTCGAGAGCGTGGACGAGGCCGTCGCTTGGTGGAATAAGCGTGCGGCCTGAATCGCGCGCCGCCCTTCGGGGGCCGGCGGGGAGGGGAAGAAGGGATGGCTCGATTACGCGTTTGCTCCACGTCCGACATGGCCTTCATGGTCAACCCGCAGCCCCTACAGCGCACGCTCCGCGTGACGGGCAGGAACTTCGTCGCGGGGGCGGTCTTCGAGAAGCCCCCCGGCGAGGTGTGGCGGCTCAAGGAGGCCGCGCCGATTCTGCGCTGGATGCACAAATGCGATTCGCTGCAAGAGGTGGCGCGGCAACTTGAGCGGCGCCGATGTAAGTGGGAGTGGCTGGACGCCTGACACGTCCGCGCCCGCCCCTCGTGCGGGAGTGAGCGGGGAAGCGGAAGGCGTATTTCGGGCAGGCTGCGGGATTCCCTTCAAGGAAGGAAAGCGTTTGTAGGTTATGCGTCCGACGGTAAGAGGGGGTAGGGATTTACGACTGCTGACCGACGTGCGTATCGAAGGTTTATTTACCGACCTGACGCCTGTGGGGGTGGTGCCCCGTTGGCCCTTACTTTGGAGACGGGCGTATCCCGCTGCGCTGGATCAACCCTTACCGGCTGCGAGCAACCGACCAGCACGTTGCCGTCTAAAACCTCGTGGGAAAACCTTCTTGCGTGTCAGTCCAAAAGCCCCCTTCGTAGCTAAGCAGTCTGCGCATGGGGTATGCGACCCTGCGCGTTACCCTGCGAGCGGCGCGGTGGAAGCCCGAGTCTCAGGGCGTGGCGCGTGGCTGTGTTTTTCAGGTGGACGCAGCCGAGCAACCTCTGATAGCCTTAGGGCCGTCAGTTACCGTCGGGTTAGCCCCGGTGGTCAAGTGGGCGGGTGGAGCGCAGGTGTCAGCCAAGTAGCTCCAACCCGCCCGTCTCTTTTTCCCCGCAAAAGAAAGACGCCCTGTCGCCGTGAACGGTCGGCTAAGAGCGTCATCTTTGCGTCGTGTTGAGAGCGGCGCGATGGCCGTTCATTTCCAACGCGACGCGAGCGAACTAGACACGCAAATTCTACCACAGGTTGGGGTTCTTTGCGCGGCAAAGTGTTAAAATATACAAGAAAAAATTCGGAGGTTTCGATGTCCGCAACATTCGCTTCGCTTGAAGAAGAGAGGGACTACTGGAAGGCGTGCCTGCTCGCGGCGGTGGACGTTTCCGACGCGGGCATCTACCCGGCGTCGTACAACGGCGTGCCGCGAGACGAGTGGAAGGATGGCTTCAACGAAGGTGCTTCGCAGGTCGAGGAGAAGCTGGCCGAGTTTGTTGATAAGTGCGTGGAGCCGAGCGCCGACTGGCCTATGCGGGTTCACCTGATGGGTGCCGGGCAGGCTTTCTTCGGGTCACAGGGTTTCGCCGCACTGTGCAGCGACATTTTCGCGTGGGGCTGCGCTGACGCCGAGTGCGTGACCGACGAAGAACTACCTGACCTCTACGCCGCGTGGAAGGCAGACAACAAGTGGGGCGCGGCGAAGTGGTGCTGCCTCAAGCGCAACCAGAAGCCGCAAGCCCCCGTCGAGCGCGACATGCGGGCCGATGGCGCGTGGGACGAGGCGATGGAAGCGCTGCCCGAGAATCGCTATGACGCAGCACGGAGGGAGTATCACGCGAAGAAGGCGGCAGAAGCCGTCGCCTGCGTGCCCGACCCGCAGCCTTGAGAGGCGTACGGCCCGAGCCGCCCGCAGCCGGGTTCCGCCTTCATCTCCCCTGAAGGCTCCCCCGCCCCTCGCACCAGGGTGTAGAATCCCCCGCAGTACCCCGCGAGGAAGAAGGAGCCGGAGGCGGATCGGGGGAGGTCGCTGTTCGACGACGTGATGAGGGCTGAGTGATAATGGAGGCGTGCATGGCGGAAGAATGGCCTACGGAGCTTCACGATACGAACGAATGGGCGGAGGTAATAAAGAAGCCCGACGCCCTATACCTGCCGCCCGGCTCCGTGTTCATTGACGGCGCCTACGCGGGGGAGTGCGGCGAGACTGAAATCATCCCCGCCCCGCCGCCGGCACGCGGGCCGGATTGCGGCGGCGTGCATCCGGTCGGTGGCAGCGCCACGTGGCACGGCGCGAATCTGTACCGCGAGGATGAAGGCGGCGAATATCGGCTCATCTTCGAGGGCGCGGATACGCCGCCGGAGCCGTTCGACGACGTGATGAGTGATGAGTGATGAGTAGCGAAGACATCCCCGACCGCCTGAGCCTGACGCCCGAACAGGACTGGGAGGCCGTCAGCGCCCAGATGCGCGACGCCGCCCTGATGTACCGCGAATGCCTCGACGCCTGGGACGAAACCGCCGAACGACTCGGCGAGGCCGTCTTCGAGGAGGAGAGGGCGCGCGAGGTCGCGGAACTGGAACGCCTGCACCGGCTCGGGGAATGACTTCTACTTCGGGGGCTCGGCGACGGCACGGGCCGTGCGGGAGGCCGCTCTAGGTAACGCGAGCGGGCGAATCTGCTTCCTGCCTCCCGCTACTCTTCGGAGACGCCGCCCCCGCCCGTGATATAATTGGTACCATGACTGACGAAGACGTACAGATTGTCGCCGAAGAGATTGCGGCTGTCGTTCGTGAACGCTTCTCAAACACGAGTGAATGGGCGCAGGCTGACGATGCGGTCGCGGATAGATTGCGCGCCTTAGTCTCACAGGCGTATGGAGAGGCGGCGCGGGCGCTCTGCGTAGAGTGCGCTGCGGGTGATGTCCCGGCCTTCCGCGGCGGCCTCTGGATGCACCCGGACGGCGTTTGTAAGGCCGGGGATGTCCGCGACCTGAAGGATTCTTTATGCGCGCACGAGTGGGCCGACGCGCGCAACGCCGTCGTGCTGAGTGGTGAGGTCTGCCTGAAATGCGGCGCTGTGCGCGCGGCGCCGACTCCCGCCTGACAACCCATGCACCCCTACCGGCCTATGACTCACTGGGCTGAAGACAGAAACGCCTACGAGAGAGAACGGCAGGCCGAGCGCCGACGCCTCGGGCTCTGCATCCGCTGTCCCCGCCCGGCAGCCGAAGGCCACACCCGCTGCGCCCGCTGTCTGAAGAAGGCCCGGCAGGCGGCGCGCGCGTTCAAGGCCGCAAGGGTGTGCGCGCGGTGCCGGAAGAGGCACGGCCGCGGCACTACCCTTTGCGCTGACTGCCAGAGGGAGGCGAGGGGGCGGGGTTAGCTCGCCGCACTCGGTCACTCTTCGGTGAACAGCCACCGCAGGGAGTAGAAGTCCGCCGCCGCCAGTATCTCCCGCTCGCCCAAGTCCGCGACCTTCAGCGCGGGCACCTTCAGCGTCACGGTCTCCTTCAGCAGCTCCGCCTCCGCCTCGACGAACTTCTCCCGCGACCCGTTCTCGAACGTGTAGAACTGCCCCCCCTCCGAGGGCTTGCCCCACTCCTTCAGGAGCGCCGTCCGCGCCTCGTTGTAGTGCCGGGCCGGCGTCTGTATCTCCCCGGCCAGCATCGAGAGGCGGAAGGAGAGCCCCGCCGGCAGCTTCGCCGCGAGCAGCTTCTCCAGGGGGCCGGGCTGGCCGTTCGAGCCGAGGCTGCCTATCAGTTCGTTTAAGGTGATGGTGATTTCGCGCGTGCTCATACGTTTTCCTTTTCCCTTCTTCTTTCTGTGTCGTGATACGGGCATCCGATTCAGGCCGTGGGGGACGCGATCGCGTAATCCTTCAGCTTGACGCCCGCCTTCGACAGGGCGCCCGTCAGGCACTTGACGCAGATCGCCAGCCGCCCCCCGTACTTCGGGTTCTCCCACTCCAGCGCGAAGTCGGAGCCGCAGCGCGGGCAGTGGGGGTCCGCGGGCCCGAAGGTCGTCGTCGTCCCCGAACTGCCCCTCCACTTTCCGGCCCCGGCGTCCGCGAACAGGTAGCCTCCGCCCGTCGGGTTCGCGCCCGGCGCCGTGCTGTTCCTGACGAGGAGCGTCCCGGCGTTCAGGATGCGCAGCCGCTCCTGCCACAGAGAGCCGCCGCTGTTGAAGGTGGAGAATATGAAGTCGTCGGTGATGGCCGTACCCGGCACCGCCATCCCGAACGCAACGGCCCGCGTCGGCGTGGTGTCCTTCCAGATCTCGACGACGCCCGCGCCGCCCTGGAACATGGCGACGGACTGAATGCCCGTAGCGATGACCTGCATCCGGTGGTTGCCCGCGATGACGTAGCCGCCCAACTCGGCCCCGACGACGAGCCCCGACCTGATGCGCGCGAAGGTGTTCACGTCGAGCGCGAAGCCGGTGGTGACGCCGGCCGTGCCGACGCCGACGCCGTTATTCGCGGCGTCAACGAAGAGGGTGCTCGTGTCGAAGGCGACGTTGCCGGAGACGCCGCCGGGCAGTGAGAGCGCCCCCGTGATGTTCGCGGTTCCCGCGACGTGGAGCATGTGGGACGGGTAGGCGGCATCCCCAACGGACAGCCGCGAGGTTGTATGTAGATAGCCGCCCGCGGAGTTAGAAACGGCCTGGATGCTCGCCCCGGCGTATGAAGTGGAGGACGCAGAGAGGGAGGCGGTCGCGCTCTTGGCCGCCGTGATGGAGGACGCCGCCAGGGTCAGAGTGTTATTGCGGTTCTGCGCGAGCGTCTGTAGCGTCACTCCGAATTGCGTACCGCTGTCCCCGCCGTTGAAAGTGCCCAGCGTCTCGGAGGTAGTGCTGACGAAGGTGATGTAAGCCCCGCCTAAGGCGTCCGAGAGTAGGTCAATACCCCCCGCATCAAGTACCACCGCGCCGCCTGAGGCCGAGAAGACGCCGGAGATGGTGGCGTTCGTCGCGGTCAGAGCGCCCGCAGGCGTCACCCTGAAGGGCGCAGACGCACGGTTCGCGTAAGTTGAACCCGCGAAGAACGGGTAGTCTGTCGGGCTCATCCCCGCCGACGTGTTGTTAGTGCCCGTGTCTTTGGCGAGGTACGAGGCGTTGACCGTCCAGCCCGCGATAGAGGCATTACCCGCGACGGTGAGATTGCCGGACGTGTCCCATGAGATAGAGGTATTAGCGAGGAAGCCCGAGCCGTCGGGCGCGAGCTTGATTCGCACGTCCGCGTGACTCCCGACGCGAAACCCGTTGGTCGGGTCAACGGAGACCCACGCCTTACCCGCCGCGTACTCGCCCGCCACGAACCCGTAGGTCTCCGAGGCGTAGGCCCCCCAGCCGTTCAAGTCTCCGACCCTCACCATCTCCGTCTGCGCGTTGTAGGTCGCGCCCTGCCGGATGAGGGAGATTCGGGGTGTGGCGTTCGCGTTCAACTCTATCCGCCCCGCGCCCGACTGCCCGAGCACGACGTAGACCGAGCCCGCGGGCCATGCGTTCGCCCCGGAGCCGTCCACGTCGCGCGTCACGTTGTAGGTCGTGCCCGACGAGAGCGAGCCGACCGTCATGTACTCGACAGAGCCGGCCGCGCGGAAGATGACGAAATCGCCCGGCGTCATGGCCTGCCCGAAGTTAACGGTCGTCGCCCCGGCCGTAACATCGGCGTCCACCGTGCCCGAGTTCTTCGCTATCAGCATCCACCCGCCGACCGCCGAGATGGTGTTCTTGGCGAACAGCACGGCGTCGAGTTCCGAGAGCCAGCCTTTGCGCCAGGGCTTCATTGACGAGCCGAGGTCGTAGGTGTCCGTGACCGAAGGGATGAGGTGCGAGGCCACGCCTACGGTAGACAGATTGCCCGTCAGGGTCAGCCCTACAAAGGCGGGGCTCGCCCCCGTGTGGATGTTCTGGGCGGTGTTGACGGCCCCGCTTGAAACACTGAAGTTCGTGGCGTTGAACGAGGCGACGCCCTTGACTGTGGTTGTGGCGTCAACGCCTGAGAGGGTCGGGTTGCCGCCCACGCCGTCGCCGTTCGAGACGGAGAGCCCCGTCGAGGCCGTGACGGCGATGCTGCGCTGCGCCCACGCGTCCGTAGCAGTCCTGACGGCAAGGCCCGTGCTGCCGAGTCCTTCCAGAGCCGCGAGGTCGTTAGCTAAGGCGAGCGTCGGGTTGCCGCCCGAGCCGTCCGCGTTCGTGATGGAGAGCCCCGCCGCGGGGACGGCTATCGAGCGCTGCGCCCAACTGTCCGCGCCCGTGCGCACGGCGATGCCGGTCGAGCCTAAACCTTCGAGGGCGGCGAGGTCGTTGGCCAGCGCGAAGGTCGGGTTGCCGGCCGTGCCCGCCGGGTTGGTGATGGTCAGGCCCGCCGAGGGCGCGGCGAGCGTCCGGCCGGCGAAGGTGTTGTCGGCCGTCTGGACGAGGATGCCGTTGGTGTTGAATGAAGCGAGGGCCGCGAGGCCGGCGTCGTAGGCCTGCACGTCCGTCCCGATGACCACGCCGAGGGTGGCGCGTCCCGCAGCCGCGTCGGCGTCGTCCACGAGGCCGCGCCCGAACGCGGTGAAGGGCGTCACGGCGAAGGCGTCCGCGCCCGTGGCGTAGACGAGGCGGTCGGCGGCCGTCGTCACGCCCGCGAGCGCCGTCAGCGTGGGGTCGAGGGGCTGCTTGCCGGCCAGGGCGTTGGTGACGGTCGTCGCAAAGTTCGGGTCGTCGCCGAGCGCCGCCGCCAGTTCGTTCAGCGTGTCGAGCGCGCCCGGCGAAGAGTCAATCAGGTTGGCGATTGCCGTCTGCACGAAGGCGGTAGTCGAAACTTGCGTCGTGTTCGTGCCCGCCGCCGGAGTCGGGGCGGTCGGGGTGCCCGTCAGCGCGGGGGAGGCGAGCGAGAGCGTGCCGGCGGCCGATATGTCCACGTCCGCGTCGGCGCTGATGCCTATGCCGGAGTCGGAGTAGAGCGTCAGTTCGTTGTTGTCGCCCGCGTGAATCCTCATCACCGGGTCCAGACCCGTGGCGAACTGGATGCTGCCTTCGACCACGGAGGTCGGGTCGAGCGCCGAGTAGCCGCCGATGATTGAGGCGGGGGGCATCAGGAGGCGGTAGACGCCCGCGTTCTCTTCCACCCTGACCGCCGGGTCTGTGCCCGCAGACTTGCGGACGGTGAAGGGAACTTTGAAAATGTGCGCGCCCGTCCAGGTGGGTGAGATTGACTGGTCGAGGGCGGGGGCGGCGTCCGAGCGCATGAAGGTGGTCGCCGCGCCGTTGACGGCCGTGAGCCCGACCTGCGCCGTCGGGTTGGCGGGCAGTCCGTCTATCCCTTCGGAGAGGCCGGGGAGGAGGAGCCGGCCGTTGACGACCGCCGCCGTGGGCGCGACGAGGATAGTGGCCGCGCCGATGAAGTTGCCGGCGTCGTCGTAGACTAGAAGCTGCCCGGGTCTGTCGCTCATGTGAAGTGCCCCTTAAGGAAATTCCGCCTCAACCACCTGCCCGTCAACGACCACGCCCTCTACGACCCTCTGCTGGTTGGCGCGCACCGTGAGGGACGCCTGCGCGGAGCCGAAGTCCTGCTCCTGCGCGGAGACCGGGTAGACGAGGGCCGCCCCCTCGTCGTCTATCTCGATGTCGGTCCACGACGAATCCGCCCCCGCCGACACCTGCGCCTCGGCGGGGAAGAAGGGGTCACTATATTGCGTGAAGTCCGGCGGCGTGTGGACGCAGAAGGGCTCGGAGTGCAGCCCGCGGTTGCGGAAGAAGTAGACCTTCCCGTCCTTGAACTCCACCGTGTAGCGCGTCCCCGTCGCCTCGCCCGTCGTGTCGGTGAAGAACTCGCCCATGTGGTTGCCGACGATGGAGAGCGACCCCGCCGAGGTCGAGGTCTGCGCGTAGATGTTCAGCGTGAAGGAGTGCAACTGTCCCGGCGTGAAGGTCAGCGTCGAGAGGTTGAAGTCGGTCACGGAGTCGGCCGTCAAGTCGGTGTGGTAGGTCGCCGAGAGCGCCGTCCGCTCGCCCTGTATCAGCTGCGTGACGAAGCCCGTTGTGAGTTCGGGGACTGAATTGCCGGGCAGGGTCGCGGCCCTGTACTGGCGGCGCGCCTTACCCCCGACGGGCGGCAGTGGGTCGTCGCCCGGGAGCGCAGAGGACGAGGAGAGCGACACGGCCCGCGACGCCGCGCCCCTCAGCATGAAGGAGCGCCCGCCGACGATCTCAAGGTGGTAGCGCTCGCCCTCCGGGTCTCTCGTCTCAAGGCCGTAGAGGCGGAAGCGCCAGTCTCCGTTCGTGTCCTTGGTGGCGAGTATCGAGGGGGCGGGGTACTTGAGCGTCCCGCCGGTCCACGTGAACTCGACCGTCGCGGCGTCGTCGAGACTCTGTCCTGCCGTGACCGCCTTGTACTCCCTCTCTATATCTAGCTCGCCCACGTCCTGCGGGACGAACTTGACGGCCGAGTCGAGCAGGACGAACCGCTCGCCCGCAGAGTGCGTGCCGGTGAAGGGCTCGGTGCTCCGCAGTCCGCGGGTGATGTTGCGCCCCCGCCACCTGCGCTGGTGTCCGGCGACGAGTTCCCACGTCCTGACCTGGACAACCTCGTCGCCCGCGAGGAAGGCGTTGGCGCCGTTCTCTATCTGGTCGGCCGTCACGCTCTCAAGGGTCGTCTCCTGGTCGTGGAGGTCAACCTCGATGACGCGCTGGATTGAATGTGTGCCCGTGCCGGCCGAGGTGATGTCTACGGCCGAGCCCCCGGCGGTCAGGGCGAGCTTCAGCGTGTCGGCCGCCGAGTCGCGGACGTAGTAGAGCGTCGAAGAGGAGAGCCCCGCGGGGAGAGCACCGCCCGAGTTGGAGACCATGACGGTCTCGCCGTCTTCCAGTTCGTGCGCCGTAGAGGTGAGCGCGTCCGTCCCGGCGTCGGCGGTGAAGGTGCGGGCGGAGTCTTCCGAGTCGGTGTCCGACCAGTCGCCGAGGGCCGTGACCGTGACGCCGGCCGTGGCCTGCGTGTCGAAGACGACTATCAACTGCGCCTCGCCCTCGACCATCTTGTAGAGGGCGCCGCCGGGCCAGTCGCCGTCTCCCATTCGTTTGTAGGGCCAGACGATGAAGCCGGCGCGGCCTTCGTCCTCGGTGCGGAGCGCGGGGCCGTCGTAGAGGCCGATGAGCGTCGCGCCGGGGATGGCGACCGGGGGCACTTCAAAGACATCGCCGGGCGAGGTGCTGACGGGCTGGGTGAAAGCGGCCGTGTCAACGGCCACCCCTTCGCACTCGACGGCCCCGATGGCAGGGCGGATGGTCGTGATCCTAATCAGGTGCGTGAACCCTTCGGCGCGCGTCACGGTCACGAGGTCGCCGGGGTTGCGGTAGATGTGCTCGTAGGAGAGGGAGAAGGTGTGCGGGACCGACTCCACGTCCTCCTGGTAGAGTTCCCTCTGCGCCGCCTCGCGCGCCTCGTCGGCCGTCATCACGAGCTGCACTTCGAGCACGTCTTCGCGCTGGCCGGTGGTGACCTGCCGGACCTCGCCCTGCACGTTCTGTTCGTAGTTGCGCGTGGGGTCGTAGTAGCGGATGCTCACCCGGCGCGGGACGGTGGTCTCCGCCGGAATCTCCCCGCCCAGCTCGGGCTGCACCGCGTCTCCGTCAGGCGACTCGTCCACCCAGCCCAGTTCCGAATCTTCGACCGCGAACGTCGGCGCCGACTCCATGCGGAGCCCGTATATCTTGTCCGACTCGTAGAAGTAGACGTTGAAGATTCCGGCCAGGGCCGTCATCGCCTCCTTCGGCGTGTAGGGCGGGGAGACGACGAAGCCGCGCACGTTGATCGAGGCCAGATCGGAGAAGTCGTAGTCGTCCGGGGTGAGCCCGGCCCGCTCGCACCAGTGGCCGAAGATGTCGGCGAGCGTCGTCAGCTCTCTATTCTCCAGGAGCCCGCTCATGGGCGGAAAGACTTCCTGGTATCTCGTGAGGTAGAAGTTAGAGAGCCGGGTCGTCGAGCGCCCCCGGTAGGCGGGCGTGCTCCCCTCGCCGTAGATGGCGTCCACGGCCGCCTCCACCACGGCGTCTGGCAACTGGTCGGGCGCGCCCTCGTAGTGCGCTATCCCGGCGTAGGAGCCCGCCTGGACGCTTCCCACCGTCACCCCGTCGCCGTCCGCGAGCAGCTCGTCGCTGAAGCGCGCCGTGGGCGTCTTGTCGGGGACGTTCGGCGAGTGCGGGCTGTCGGGGTCGTAGGGCTCGTCCGGGTCGATGTCGGAACTGGGCACGCCCGTGGGCCCGCCCGACACCCGAACCCCCAGCCGGTCGAAGACTATGGCGTCGGCCGAGAGGTTCGTGACCTTGACGGTGTTGACCGAGCCGGAGGCGAGTATCCACGGGGCCGAAGCGTATTCGAGGTTGTAGACCCCGCCCGTCGAACTGATGTCGGCGTTGAAGGTGGTGGTGCCGGCGCCGCCGACCCACTCGAAGTGGACCGTGACGGGCGCCGAGGTCTTCAGGTAGAACTCCAGCCGGGCGGCCGTGCCGTCGCCCTCGACGCCGTTCCAGCGCAGTGAACCGTTCTGCGGGATGGTGACGGCCGAGCCCCCCGACGCCGATCCGTCCGCGACGTTAGCCGCGCCCCCGGCCTTGGTGTTGCCGCCGGCCTCGGCCTCGTAGTATTCCACGGGGCCGCCGTACGTTCGATAGATCGTGTCCGGCCCGGCCCACAGGCGCTTGAGCGTGAGGCGACCTTTGCCCCACAGCAGGAGGGCGTCGAGGTCGTAGGTTATCGTTTCAACGTCGGGCGCCTTCGGCCTGCCTTTCCCCCCGCCCTCCGGCCTGCTCTTGGTGACGTGCTTTCGGGCGACGTTCCCCTGCGCGTCCCGCGAGAGCCAGACGATGAAGGGGGCCAACTTCACCCCGCCGCCCAGCCCGTCGCCCGGGTCCGCCCCGTACACCTCGGGGATCGGCGCGCCCTGCTCGATGCGCTGGACCTGGAACTCCTGACCCCCGCGGTCTCCCCGCGTCACCTTCTGCCGCTTGGCGAGGGCGGCCGTCAGCATCGCGCTGCCGAAGGAGAAGGCGGCGGAGAGGGCGAAGTAGAGGAGGAAACTGCCGGTGACGGGCTCGGCGAGCCGCCCCGCGCGGACGGCGCGGATGGCCTCGGCGCGCTTGCGCTCGGCCGAATCGGCGGTCAGTCTGGCGGGCAGTGAATCGGGCATCTCAGTAAATCAGTCCGGGCCGCCTCCACACGGAGTGAACGAGGGAGCGCAGGAGCGCGTCTACGCGGTGGTGGCGGACGCCCCGTTCCGAAGCGTGAACCATCTTCAGGTAAGGCTCGGTGCGGGTGACGAAAGCGAGGTGCCGCGGCTCGTCCCTCTTCTTCCCGTCGTGGAAGAGAATCAGGTCGGCGGGCTTCACGTCGTCCAGCGTAACCGGCTCCGCGTGCTTGACGATCTCCTCTATCATCACGGCCCCGCTCGAACGCCTGCGGTAGTTCTTCTCGAACCCCACGTCCGGGGCCATGCCCGTCACCCTCGCCACCTCCGCGACGAACCCGGCGCAGTCCGCGCAGACGCCCTTTACGGACTGCTGGTGCGCCCAGGGGGTGTCCGACGCGGAGCCGGGCGTGCCGACCCACGAGAGGGCTTCTTCAACGATTGTCTGCGCCCTCAGGCGCTTTTTAGGGCTCATAGCGCAATATGTCCGTCGCCAGCGGCATGTCGGGCTCGCCGTCGAAGTTCAGGACCGCTTCGGGCCCTAGCGCCTTCGCGGCCTCGCGGGTGCCGTCGTAGCCGGCCACCAGCGTCACCCCGACGCCCGCCAGAATGTCCGAGCGCACGGCCTTGTGCAGCTCTACCTGCGTCCGCGTGCCCGAGTCGGTCGTAGTCGAGGACTTGATCTCGACCTCCTGGTCTTCGTTCGCGCCCGAGGTGAACAGGGCCGTGCCGTACCTGAAATAATTCTCGGAGGGCTGCACGTACGGGACTTTGAAGACCCGCCGGCTCGAAGCCGTCGAGACGGTCGTCGCGTGCGTGAGCGCGCCCGTCGAGACGCCCGTCTCGTCCGCCCTGCGCGTCCTGTCAACGGGCGAGGTCTGCGCCCCGACGGGCTGGTCGAGGCGCGAGGAGAGCGAGAGAAATTCGAGCGTGTAGGTCCGGTTGTTGACGGTGAACTTCCCCGCGAAGCCGCGGCAGACGTTCACGCTCCCCAGGGTCAGGTCTTTGTAGCAGACCGTCTCTTTGCGAATGTGGGCGTCGCGCCACCTCCCGCCCCACACGTCCTGCTCCGTCAGTATGTCGTCGAAGACTCCGGTGATCTCCGCGTTGTCGGAGTCGAGCCCCATCTTCCTGACGGTGCGGGACGGCTCGACCGGGGCCGCCTTGTACGTGACCCCGCCGAAGGTGATGTCCCGCGTGTGGTTGCAGTAGGCCGCGACCGCCCCGTCCCGCGCCTCTATCTTCCAGAGTTCGCAGAGGTAAGTGACCCCGCCCTGAAGGTGGGCGATCATTCCGGCGGTCGGCATCTACGTCAGATTTAGCTCCGGCGCGAGCATTTCGCGCATCACGTACTGCGCGGCGCTCGGCACGTCGTACTGCTGCGCGAAGGAGTTCCCCTCGAAGGCCATCGGCGTGTCGAAGCAGCCAGTCCACTTGATGACCGTACCGTCGGCCGGCGGGTCGTCGAAGGTGACGATTCCCGTGCGGGCGTCGGCCGTCCAGCCAGTCGTCTGCTCGACATCCACGGCCCCGACGATGAAATAGATTTTGAACTCGACCTCGGGCACGCGCTCCGTCTGCCCGTCCGGCTCGTAGAGCTGGAACGCATTGGTCTCCTTCTCGACCTGCACGACCGGCTTGAGTATGCGGCGCACGTCCGGGTGCGCCGCGCCGTCCGCCATGTGCGAGGCGGGGCCGGGCCGGGAATATGTCAGGCGGAGGGGGAACTCCGTGGTCTCATCGTCGCCGGTGGCGAAGGCTTCGAGGGTGGCCGTGTGGTCGTGCGGGAGGTAGACGCGCAGGCCCACGGCGCTCCCCTGCCCGCCGCGGATGATGTTGTTGAGGTAGGCGCGCTCCGCCTCTTCGAGCAGGCGCAGGTCGAGGTTGCACGTCTGCACGGCGTCCAGCCGCCCGACGTTCGTCTTGCGAATCGCCGTCTGCGCGTTGCGCGGCTGGGCGTTGCCGAACTCCAGCGTCGCCGTGACAGGGAACTTCTCGCCCGCCCCGGCGCGGATGAGTTCGAAGTCGAAAAGTGTTTCGTCGAAGTTCGCGGGCACGCTTAAATCCTCGTCCTCAACACGGCGGTAATGGTTTCGGCAAACTCCCGGCGTGAGCGGGGCTGGACGTACTGCCGCCCCCGGTCAACCGGCGCGGTAATGGTGTAGTAGTTGTTCACCGTCTGCCCGCCGAGCATCCGCTTCGATTGGTGGTTGCTGAAGACCTGCTCGCCCCCGCGGAAGGCCATCAGTTCGGGACCGCGCTCGCCGACCCAGTGGAGGCCCGGGGGGGCCGAAGGGGTGCCGGAGGCGAAGCCGCCGATGAAGCTGTTGACTGAGCCGCCCGCCGCGGAGCCCAGCCCCCCACCGCCCACACCGCCGAATAACCCACCAAGCGCCGATTTGCCAATGAGGTTGAGAATGCCGCTCCACACTGCCGACGCGGCGGCCTGCGCGGCCATTTCGTTGAGCGCACGCGTGAAGTCGAGCGCCAGCCCCCCAACGGCGGAGCGCCACCCCTCGCCGATGCGCGCGAAGAAGTCGGAGAATATCTCCACCCCGTCCTCGCGCATGTACTCAAGACTCTCGCGCCACGACTCGCGGTAGGTCTTCCAGTAGTCCTCGGTGGCGCGGATGCCGCCAGAGCCGAAGGTCGGACCTTGGGCCGTGCCGACCGCGGTGTTTGGCCGCAAGAGGCTTTCGGAGGGAAAATCTGCCAAGGCTTGGATCTGTCGGTTAAAAGCTTCGAACGCGGCAAGGTCATCCATCTGCTGCGCGAAGCCGAGTGCCCGAACCGTCAACTTGCGCAGGGTCTCATCCGCCTTCGCGCCGCTGTCAACGAACTTGCCGAGCGCGTCGTTGACCTCTTCGACGTGAGTCTTCTCCCTACGGAGCGCCTCCTGTGCGTCATCTATCGTTGCGTTAAGGGTCTTCTGTAACGCGTCGGCCGCCTCCAGCCGCTCCTCCTCGCGCTTCGCCGAGAAGAGGCGGTTGATCTCGTCCTGCGCGAGCTTCTGGTTGGCCTCCGATAGCGTGTGGTAGCCGATCGAGAGCTTGTAGAGTGAGGCTTCGAGTTGGAGGGCGTTGCCCGAGAATCCGGACACCCGGCGCGACGCCTCCTCGTAGTCCTGGGAGATGCGCTTGAGTATGTCGGACTGCCGCTCGGTCTCCTGCCGGGCGTTCTTCTGCGCCTCCTCCTGCCGGCGCAGCGCCTCGGTGACGAAATCCTCTTTGCCCTTCAGGAATCTCTCGGACGCCTGCTTCTGAATATCCGCGTCCGTGATGCGCGGCTGGTAGCGCAGGTGTTCGGGCGGCTCGACCGCGCCCCACCCGGCCGACGGCGTGCCCCACATCCCGGCGGGCGGCTGCCGCCCCCGGAGCAATTGCGCCATCAGCGCCCCGGCCCCGGGGACGCCCGAAGCCTCCGCCGCCATAATCAACCACTGGTCGCCCATCCCGCCGGGCGTGGTGAAGTTGTTCGCGTTGCGGATGGTGGAGGCCAGGGCCTTGAAGGCGCGCTCGGCGTTCCACCCCTCGGTCGTCATCCTGGCGAGTTCGACCGTGATGTCGCGGAGCATCCCGTGTAAGGGGGTGAAGCCGTCGGCGAGTAGTTCGCGCCCCTTGTCCTTCAGCGTGGAGGTTGCCCCCGAAAGCGTCTCCATCTGCTTCTGCATGGCGTTACTTGAGCCATACATTCGATGGAAGGCCGCGTTGAAAGTCTCGGCGGAGACTTCGCCCGCCTCGACCATCTTCACCAACTCTTCGCGGCTCTTGCCCGTCTCCGCCTGAAGCGCCTTCCAGCCGGAGATGCCGACCTCGGAGAGCTGGTTCATCTCCTGCGTCATCACGCGGCCCTTGGCGTTGACCTGCGCGATGGCGAGCGCCACGCGGTCCAACTCGTCCTTGCCCCCGCCGATAGAAGCGACGGCGTTACCCATGTCGTGAAGGAGCGGGAGGACTTTCTGGGCCTCGATGCCCATCGCCTGGAAGCGCTGGGAGGCGCGGGCGACTTCCACGAACTCGAACGGGGTGCGCTCGGCGAAGCCGCGGAGTTCGGCGAGGTGGGAGGCCGCCGCCCGCTGGTTTCCCAGCAGGGTTTCGAAAGAGCGGTTGAGTTTGTCGAGGGTGCTCTTGTACTCGACGCCGGCCCTGGCGGCGGCGGTGAAGCCTGCGGCCGCCGCCCCGACCCCGGCGAGAGCCCCGCCGCCCGCGAACGCGAATCTACCCCCGGCGATGGTCGAGAATTGCGCGCCGAAGTTGTCCCCGCCACCGCCCCCGCCCGACGCCCGCTCCGCCCGCCTCATCCGTTCGAGTTCGCGGATGAAGTCGTTGGCGGCGCGCTTCGCTTCCCGGGTGCGAACGTCGGCAAGCTGTTTGGCGGAACGCTCTATGAGGCGGTCGTTCTGCTCCGCGACGCGGGCCGTCCGGCGGTGGATGCGGTCAACCGTCTCGGCCGCGTTCACCGCGGGCCGGGGGTCGCCGACGTACGTGACTTTTAATTCCCCGAACTGAATTTGTCGGCCTCCAAAACAAAAATCGCCGACCGTTTTGGTCGGCGATCTCGTCGCTCTGGGTGGTGGAAAGGCCGTGCTATAAATGCGGCCTTATTGTGTCGCGTATGTTATCACAAGTGGCGCGGGATGGCTGAAATATTTATCGGCTCTCGGCCTCAATCTTGACGGCCTCCAACAACGCCTCAAGGTCTTGCCGTGACTGCCTGTGCTTGTTCATGTCCGTGCGTCGCGGCGTCCCGAATCTGCGGCGCATGATGACCGCCATGTCGGCCGTAATCACCGTCACCCCTGACAGTTCGGTGATGGTGTAGCTAACCGTCCAGAGAGGCGGGGAGTCACCGCCTGCCATCGCCGTAGCCATGCCCGCCCTAAAGCCTGTCACCTCGCGCTGAAACACAAGGCGATATTTACCTTCGTCGGCGATCTGGTAACCGCGATCATTCATGTACCGCACAAGGATGGGGCCCACCCTGTCGGCCGGGGAGTTAATGCGGATTTCGGCGGGACGTTTCAGCCGCTCCTTCTCTTCGGCCTCGAACTGCTTCTTTACTTGTTTTTCACGTTCCCGTTCGGCCTTGGCACGGGCTTCACGTTCCTTTTTGGTGAAAGGGGTTGGCGACGGTTGCGCGACCCCCTGCTCGTTGGTTTGCGCATAAGAAGAGACACTAAACAGCAAGAGGGCGGCGGCGGTGAGTAAAGCTCTCATGGGGTGGGATTCTATTCTCAAACGGAGAACAGGGGCAAGGCCGAAGCCCCGCCCCTCCCTGCCTCAAGAGTTGAAGACGCGCTAAAATTCGTCCGTCACTCCCTGCTGTATTTCCTGACCCGGCCGCATCGGCACTTAAGCTCAAGCGCCCCCGTGAAGCCTTCACTGACGCGCGCCAGCAGTCGGGAGTCGAAGCGGCACCGGACTTCGAGCATCGCTACATGGGGAAGAGGTTCGTCACGTCTATCACCGGCTGCGCCCCGCCCGCCTCCTTCGCCCTGTGCCACGCCGCCCCGCGCGTCGCCGCGATGATGACCAGCGCCTCCTGCTTGTAGTGCTCCGGCACCTCCGACAGCTCCCATACTCTCACCTGAAGAAAGCGGGCGACCATGTGGTCGTCTACATACTCGGGCTTTCGGGTGAGCGGGTTGTCGGGTCTGACGAGCCAGCGCTTATAATCTCGGATGTCGTCAGGCTCGGTCGTGTCTTCGTCGGGGTGCCTTCCCCTTTTGGGCCCGAGTTCTCCCGGCAGAAGTCGAAGATGAACTTCAGCGTCTCGCCCGGCAACTGCATCAGGTTCTCGAAGGTCGGGGGCGTGCCGTCGTCCAGCACCCAGGAGTGCAGGATGCCGTAGCGGTCGGAGGCGAGCACGTCGGCGTAAATCTCGCCGGAGATGTCCGCCGAGATGGCCGTCATCTCCATCGTGCGCCCGTAGCGGGCCGCTATCTCCGCCAGGTTCGCGTCCGCCCCTTGGGCCTCGGCCTCGACCTCCGACTGCGCCCTGCTCATCTCCTCGGCGCGCGACTGGTAGGTGCGGCCCATGCGGCGGAAGCACTCGCCCGTGAATTTGTTGGCGTCCCACGTCAACTCGAACCCTTCCCCGAGGGGGCAGGTGTCGGTGACGAGGTGCTGCGCCAGTTTTTTGAAGTTCATGATTAGATCGCCGTTATCTGGTTGTCCACGACCGCGCGCCAGTTGCCGCCCAGGGACGCGTCGTAGACCGAATGGACGTTGTAGACGTAGCCCATCACGCCGTCGATGTCGTCATCCTCGGGCGTGGTGAACTTGGCGGCGAAGTCGAGCGTGAACTTCTCGTTGAAGCCCGTCTCGATGAGCGCGCCCGTGGCGACGAAGCGGAGGTAGTAGGTCGGCTGCGTCCCCCCGGCTATCAGGTCGAAGAAGGCGCGTGAGGCCGCGTTGTGCGCGGTGGAGAAGGAGCCCGTGATCTCGTGCGCGACCTCCACCGTGTCCTTGAACGAGGGGTAAGAAGTATTCAGCACCCAGAAGGGGTTGTACTTGTCGCCCACGGCAAAGCCCGCGCGGTAGCAGGAGGCCACCTTCGTCGTGCCGATGGAGCCGTAGGACGAGTCCGCGTAGATGTCCCACATCGTTCCCGCCACGGGTCTTTGCGCGACGGTGACGAGGCCGGAGGACGTGAGCGCGTTGCCGTCGTCCGGGTAGCGCGAGAAGAAGTTGCCGGACTGCTGGGAGAGCCCCCGGCGCTGCACGTCCAACTGCCACGAGCGGAACTGGAGGAAGGTGGCGAGATGCGCGGCGTCCGAGTCGCCCATCTCGCAGGTAAAGGTCTTCTGGTTCGTGTCGCGTCCGGTGGCCGAGGGGGTGAACGTGTGGCGGCGGGTGAGCGTGGCGCCCGAGGGCGTGGTGATGACGCCGCCCACCAAACCGTTCAAAGGCCAGATGGCCTCGTTGAAGTCCGCGGGGCCGGAGTAAGAGCCGGTGGCCCAGCCACCGTTGTCAACTACGGTGGTGGTTGACTTGTAGCCCGAGCCCCGGACGTTCTCGACCATCCGCTCGGGGTTGAGGCGGAAGGTCATGCCGGGGAGCCGGCGGAAGCCGGAAGTCTCGGCGACCCCTGCGACCGCCTCATCGGCCAACTGGTAGACCTTGTCAACATACGCCCGCTCGGCCATAGTAACTCCTTCAGAAGATTAGAGTTGCAAGCTGTTCCCGGTTTGGTGTATACTCCGACTTGTGCCAGCCAAAGGACGCAAGGACCTGACGAAGTACGCCACCACAAACTGCCCAACTTGCGAGGTTGAGTTCGAATATCTTCGAAGTTGGCCGCGCAAATACTGTTCGAACGTGTGTGCGGGTCGGGCTAACGCTTCGAACTTGGGGAATCACTTCACGCCGAGCCGATTCGCTACAACCTGCCAGCAATGCGGCGTAGGCTTTGAAACCACGCCGACGCGCACGCGCGGGCGCTTCTGTTCTCTTGAGTGCTTCGGCGCGTGGCAGTCTGAGAATGTGCGGGGCGACGCGCACCCGAACAAGGGCAAGAAGTTCGGCCGCCCTGCGAACGCCGGGGAGCCCGTCTACAAGAAGTGCGAAGTCTGCGGCAAAGACTTTCTGACAAAAGCCAGCCACGCTGCCCGCCGCAAATGCTGTTCGAGGCTGTGCCTCGGCGCCCTGTTCACCCTCACTCTTCGCGGCGAGAGCAACCCGCATTGGAAGGGCGGCTATGAACCCTACTACGGCCCAACGTGGCGACGCGCGCAGCGCGAGGCGCGCAAGCGGGACAAGGTATGTCAGGACTGCGGCAAGACGCGCTCCGATTGCGGGCGAGCGTTGGACGTTCACCACATCACCCCTTTTCGCGTTTTCGGTCTGGAACGTCATGCCGAAGCTAATAACCTTTCGAACCTTGTGGCGCTCTGCCAGTCCTGCCATTTGAGGCGTGAGCCTCGGAAGAAAACCGCTTAGGAGGCCCTATGCCCGAATGGAAACAAGAAACGCCAACCGAACCCGGCTTTTACTGGCTACGCGGCCTTCAAACCGATGAGGCCAGCAGACCCCTTACCCCGCGCGTCGCCCATCTGTATGACCTGTATGGCAACGGCGAACTCTATTTGCAGTTCGTCGGTGGCGTGGGGGAACATAAGCCTACCGACTACCGCACCAAATTTGAGTGGAACGGCCCTATTCATCCGCCCTCTTAGGCCCTCACGTATGCGCGCCACAGACCGCCGAGGTCGTGGTGGCGGTTGTTGGCGCTGTCGAAGTAGGCCCGGTCAACGGGCATCTCCCGCTGAAGACTGATGACGTGCGAACCCGACGCGGCGGCCCGCACCTCCTTGAGAATCGCGTCCACCCTCGCGTCTACGGCCTTCTGGTCGTTGTTCGGTTGCCCCTTGCGGACGGCGGCGATGTATATCAGGGGCTCGCTCATCAATCTCACCGTGCCCACGCCGTTCACGTCCTGCCCGGGGCTCTGCGTGCGGTAGAAGAGGACGACGTTGCCGGAGTCGAGGACCGTCTGCGGTATCTGATCGCTGTAGACGCGGGGGTTCGTGGCGCCGCCGAGCAAGTCCTGAAGCGTCGCGTCGCCCGCGAGCGTGTCGTAGATGAAGTTCTTCAATTCGCTAAGCTCTGCGGCCACGTCCCCGCTCCAGAATGATTCGCCTGCCTACGTCCATGCCGGGCACGAAATTGGGCTGTGCTACCCCCTCGTCCGGGTCTCCTAGTTCGACCAGTTCTGCGTAATCGACCATCTCGCCCCTGACCTCGATGCCGCCCTGCGCCACGACGGCCCGGAGGTTCCCGGCGTCGGCCTCCTCTTCGACCCGCGTGGAGTCGTGTAGCCTTGCCGTGTCAATCGGCACCTCGTTCCGCGTGTGCCGGACGTGCCCCACGGCCCCCGCGTTCAGGTCGTCGGCTATCTGCCGGTGCAGGGCCGCGATGACGGCCGCGGAGTTTGAGCGGTAGGCGGCCGGCACGTCTCTTAACCTCCCCTTCCGACGACTTCCGTGCTACCATTTCAGTTGCGGTGGCGCACCATGCGTCCGTGTCCTGACGGTAGGCATTGGCCCGACGCTAACGACCGCCGAAGCTGGCGGGAAGGCGCGGGTTACGTAAACAATATCGGGCAGCCTACACCGCACCCTCTTCCGCCTACCTTCTCTTCCTCGCCTTCCTCGCCTCGGCCCGCTCCTGCTCGCGCTGAGCTTCGACCGCAGGGTCTTCCGAGGCCAGCGCCTCCTCGGGCTCGTCCTCGACGCGCTCCGGGTCGATGGAGTAGTCAACCCCGTCCCGGTACTTGCCGTGTGCTTCGGGATCGCGGACGTAGCGCGTGCGGATTCTGGGGGACGAATCCGCCTGGGGGACGAACTGCGTCTCCTCGACGTTGCCCTCGGTCGAGACTTTGACTCTGTAGCGTCGTTTCACCTTATGCCTCCGCTCACGGTCTCAGCGTCGCCGCCACCCGCTGCTTCCACACCGATGACGACGGCAGCGGTCCCGTCACCTGAAACGTCCTCGCGGGCATCACCGCCCCGGCCGAGACCGTCACCGAGGCGTTGGGGGGAATGCTCAGATGTGCGCCGTCCCAGTAGACGGGAAATTCGAGGGCGTAGTCGGCCTGGGCTTGGACCGCGCCGCCGACCACTTTCTCGAAGGGGCGAAGGGGCTCGTAGTTGCAGGGGACGCCCGCGGCGCTCGTCTGAGTCTCTTCGTAAGTGCCGTCGCCGAGGTTCGTGACGCCGCCGACGGCGTTGACGGTCGCCACGTAGGGGAAGAGGTCGGACGCCTCGGCGCCGAGCGCGATCTGGACTTCGGCTATAGCGTCACCGTAGTCACTCACCAGACCGGCCCCCTGTAAGCCGCTACCACCTCACGCAACTCTCGGCCGAGAGCGTCGGCGGGAGCGACACCCGCTCGTCGTCGGTCAGCGCCGGGAAGCCCATCCACACCCGGACTCGCTTTCTGATTGCGTCGAGCAGGCGCTTCGCCCTTAAATCGACCTCGCCGCGCACCTCCAGATTCACCTTGTCGCGGTTCGCGTTCCACACGGCGATCTCCGCGCGCAGCGCCGTCTCCAGGTCGGAATCCACGGAGACGGCCGCCGCCGACTCCCGAGACTCCCCGGTGATTTCGGACAGGGTGATTAGTTCCTGGGCGGTCAGCGCCACGCCTTACCTCTTTTTCTTCTTCTTCGGCTTCTTCTTCACTTCTTCCCCTTCTTCGCCGCGGGCTTGTCGGCCTTGGCCTCGTCCGCCGCCTTCTCCCCGCCGTCGGCCGGGTGCTGCTGCCCGGCGGCCGTGGAGTCCAGGCGCGGGGCCGGGGCGGCCGTCGCCTCCATCCGCGCCTGAATGTCTTTGGCGGCCCCCTCGGGCACGTCCGCCTCGCCGGGGCCGTAGCGCTTCCCCGAGTGGATGTAGGTCCTGTCCAGGTTCAGTTTCACGTCCGGCCTCCTTACGAGATGGTGTTGATGACAGCGATGGCCTCGGGCTCGGTGATGACGGGCAGCGCCGTCTGCCACCCCTCGGCCTCGATGCGCGGCGGCTTGTCGTCCTTCGCCTCCATGCGGATGACCCGGCCGGGGCCGGTCTGCCCGGCGGCGCGCCCGACGGCCATGTAGCCGAGCGTGTCGGAGACGATCTGCTGCGAGTCGCCGAGGTCGAGGGCTTCGTCCTGGCCCGTCGTCGCCACCATCACGAAGGCGTCGCGCGCGAGGAAGTAGCCCGTGCCCGTCTGAGTCCTGTACTGGAGGTCGTACTGCTCGATGGCGGGCAGGCCGTCGCGCGCCAGCGCCCGGTTGATGCCGTCGAGGTCCGCCCTCGCCTGCGAGACCGAGATGGTGCCGCCCACGTTCACTACGGGGAGACCCGTGCGCGCCTTCACCTTGTCGTTGCCGGCGAGGATGGAGACGACCGTGCGCCCCGCGAAGATGCGGTTGACCGTGTAGCCCTTCGACGCCAGCAGGTCGGCCTGCGCGAGGATGTCGGTGAACGGGTCGTAGGCGTCCGACGACCAGGTGCCGCCCGCGGCGGCGCGGTGCCCCGCCGGGTCCGAGTAGGCGACCGCCTCCGAGTAGGCGTTGTCGCCCGAGCGGGTGACGGAGGCCCCGACGATGGCGTCCCAGCGCTGCTTCTCGTTCAGCTCAAGGAGCGCCCGGTTGACCGTGGTGTCGAGCCAGCGGGTGACGCGCGCCACGCCCTCCATCGAGAGGTTCTGGCCGAGCACCTTCAGGAGCGTGTCGTACTGCCGGCCGTCCATCTCGCGGGCGATGTCGGACTCGCCGAGCACGACGAGGAAGGAGCCCACGAGGTCCGCGCCCTTCTTCTGCGTCGGGCTGTAGCGCGTGCCGGAGTTGGCGATGACCGTGCGGTACTTGATCTGGTCTTCCTGGTACTCATTCTGCTCGACCGTGCGCTCGGGCAGAATCTCCGCGCCGAGGTAGCGGCGCGTGGGCGGGCCGAACTGCGCGAGGGGGCGGCGGGCGAGTCGCGCGACCGTCCCGTCCGACATCATCGTGTTGATGAGCGAATAAAGGTCTGCCATCGTTAGCTCCTTTTAGGCCGCGCCCCTCGTGGTCACGTAGGTCGCGCGCAACTTCGTCAGCAGGGCGGACGAGAGGGACGAGAAGTTCGGCAGGAAGTTCTCCTTCACGACGGAGCCCGGCCGGTAGAGTTCGACGTCGGCGCTGTCGGCCGCGTCCGTCACGTCGAAGGCGACGATGAGCACTTCGTCGTCGGCGTCCGCCGCGGGGCCGAAGGCCGTCCCCGCGGCCCGCTCCGCGAAGGTGCGCCCGACGAGCGTCCCGGCCTCGATGCGCTTCGGGTTCGTCCCGACGCCCGCGTAGCGCGCCTCGTCGTTGTCTTCGAGGGCGGAGGGGAGCGCCTGGACGGCGATGGAGGTGGCCCCGGCGGCGGCGGCGGCCGTCGTCAGCGCGAACTCCTTGGACTCGCCGAAGTAGAGCTGCGTCCCCGACGGGATCGCGCCCGTGAGCGCGTCCACGCTGATGCTCGTCGCGTCGGCCGCCGCCGCGGCGCTCAGCTTCACGAGCACGCTGTCGGTGGCGAAGAACTGCGCCGCGTCCACCCTCGCGCCGCCCGGCACCAGGTGGTTGCGGTCAAGGAAGTCGCCCGCCCACACGGGGCTCGTCAACTGGTTCGCGTTCGTCGTGACTTTTGCCATCTCGGGTTCCTCTTTTTAGGCTTGCGCCTGTCTGGCCTTCGGCGCGCTGTCCACGCTGGCGAAGTAGGCGTCCGCCGGGCTCGCCTTGCCCCCGCCGCCCCCCGCCCCGTGCTCGGGCAACTCCGTCCCGTCCGGCTGCTTCTGCGCGGTCAGGGAAGGCAGGAGGGCGGTCAGCGCGGGTGTGGACTTGATGACCTCGGCGAAGGGCTTTTCGACGAATGAGCCGTCGGCCTGCTTCACCTTAGCCACCGCCTCTTTCTTGCCGTCCTGCCCGTCCCGCAGTTGCACTTGAGACAGGTCGAACACGGCCGGCACGAGCAGGCCGGTCTTCTCCTTGTCCCACTGCATGACCCCGCCGACCTCGGCCGCGTGCTTCGCCTTCTCGGCCTCTTCCGCCTTCGACTTGTAGTCGCCGTGCTCGGTCTTGAGCGTGGCGAAGGCGGCGGCGTCGGCGATGCCGGCGGCCTTCACGGCGCGCGCCAGTTCCGCGTCCGCCTTCGGCACCGCCTCCTGCCCGCGCGGGACGGTGCTGGCGTTTGCGAGCTGCCCTTCGAGTTCGGCGATGCGCGTGTCCTTGGCGGCGATCTGGGTGTCGTGGTTCGCAACCTTCGTCAAAAGCTCCGAACGCTTCGAGAGGAGGCCGTCGAGCGAGTCAACGCCCTCGACCTGCAACTCCCACCTGTCGCCCTTCTGGACGTAGAAGCCTTTCTGTTCCGTAGGAATGTCGGCTTCTGATTGATAGCTTCTTTTCAGCGGCATCCGTTGGAGTCCTCTGTTCCGGCGTGGCCGGGTTGGCTGCTAAACGTAGGGAGGCCCACCGAGGGCCTATGTTGGCGGGATGATTATGGAAGTAAATGCGGAGTTAGGGGCGGGGCAACATAAGGGGCAACATAAGGCTTACGCTGCGGGCTGAAGGCGGTGGCTGTAACGCTTCGTCGCCTCGCGCTGAATGTGGGCGCAGTCGCCGCAGAGCGTGGGCGTGGCCTTCCCGTTCCTGCCGTCCTCGCGCGCCCCGCCGCAGCCCACGCACAGACCCCTCTCCCGCCACTCGTTCCGGTTGGCCGCGTTGCGCTCCGCCTGCCTTTGGCTGTGGGCCGCCGCGTGCTCAGGGCAGCGCTCGCGCGTCCCCTCGTCGGTGCGGGGCTCGCCGCAGTCCCGGCAGAGACCTTGCCCGATTCGCTCTTGTCGAAGGTTAGGCATCGAGCCGGCCTCCAATACTGTTGGAGAGTTCTACGGTCAACGCTTGGCCCTCCTCACGCGCGTGCTCTCGAATGTGAAGGGCGCCCTAATGCCGTCCTGCCAGCGCTCGGCGGCCTCCAGTGCGATCTTTAGTCTCTCCCGCGGGGTTAGCGCCGCCCCTGCCGCGGCGAGGGCGTGCAGCGCCCCCAGCGCCACCTCATGCCCCGAGCCCGTGGCGTTGAACTCGTCCACGGTGCGGTAGGCGGAGAAGGAGCAGTCCATCAGGTAGAGCGACCCGCGGACACCTATGAGCAGCGAGCCGCCGAAATCCTCCTGCTGTGTCTCTTCGTCCTTGCCTATGCAAGACTGCTCCTCGAACAGTTTGCGGAGTGAAGAGGCGAAGGCGCTGTTCATGTAGCGGTCAACGCTCTCGGGCCGCGAGCCCTCGAACCGAATCTTCGGCGGGCGGAAGTTGTAGCGGATGAGGTCGTTGACGCGCGACGAGCCGGAGCCGCCCATAATGAACTCGCCCGTGCGCCACACCTTCCCGGCCGCGACAAGTTTCGGGACGGTGCCGTGTGTGGCCGCGCTGTCACCGCCGATGTGGACGACGCCGCCCTGCGCTATGCCGACGATGCAGGTCACGCCGGCAACCCCTCCCCGGTCTTATCCTCCACCGCCGGGTTGAGGGGCGACGCTATGCCCGCGTCGGCCTTCGCCTTCTTCTCCTGAAGGATGGCCTCCTTCATCGCGTCCGGGTCGGCGATGCCGATGTACTGCATACCCTCCTCTTCGCTCTTGAGACCCGCCTTGATCTCTTCGAGGTTGATGCGCCGGTCTTCACTGTCGAGCGGGCCGGGGTCCACCCGGCAGTCGAAGGAGACGCGCACCCCGTCGAAGTAGCCCGGACGCCCGGCGAAGATGGCGGTCAGGGAAAGGAAGGTCTCCATCACCGCGGAGCCGACGTAATCCACTTCGGATTTCGTCTCGTCGAGACTCTTCTTGTAGTCGTCGCGCGCCTGCTTCCGGCTCTCGCCCGACGAGGCGGCGTCGCCCGCGATCTGCACGTGGAGCTGGTCGGTGTCTTCGAGGATGTTGCGGTAGGCTTCCGAGGCCGTGTCGGTGTAGGACTTGACCGGAACGGGGTCCGTCACCTCGCGGGACGGGGTGGCGAGGTGGGTGATTACTTTGCCCGTCGCCTCGTCCCGCTCCGTGTAGGCGATGCCGCGGACGAACTTGACCGCGCCGGGGCCTTTGTCCAGAGGCTCGGAGCCTCTGACGAACGCCTCCACCTGCTTGCCGGACCCGTCGGGGTCGTCAATCATCACGGTCTTGCCCGGGGGCTGGGCGTTCAGGTAGACCTCCTCGCGGAAGCCCGCCTCGTCCATGTTGTGCGAGAGCATGGTGAGCGCCTTGTCCAGGAGCTTCTGGTTGCGCTTCACCGGCTCCGTAATCAGCGGCTCGCCGTCCAGCTCGAACAGCGTCAGGTTGCCGTTCAGGGCCAGGGACGCGTCGGGCTTCGGCGCGTCGCCGGTCAGGTAGTCCCTGGCCCTCTGCGCCAGGCCGGGGGCCTGCGCCGTGAGCGCCGACGAGCCCTCGCGGAGCGTCCTGACGACGGTCTTACCCTCGTCGTTCAGGTAGCAGAGCCCGACGGCGGGCCTGCCCTCCCTGTCCTCGAAGGTGTAGACCCCGGCCCTCCTCATGCTCCACGTGTCCAGGACGACCGCGGCCTCCGTGGGCTTGGGCGCGAGCAGGAAAACCCGCCTGGCGGCATCGTGGAGCGAAAGGAGGGGCATCCTGCCGCCCTTCAGCTCCGCGGGCGGCCAGTAGAGGCGCAACGGCCCGCGCCCGACGGCGTTAAAATGGGTGACGGCCTTGCGGAACTCGCGCAAGGCCCGCTGGCGGTTCCACCAGTCGAGGAGGAGTTCCTGCGCCTGCTCTATGGCGGTCTGCTCCTCGGTGGTCGGCGTCTCGTCCACCCGCTCGCCCTCGGGCGTGGTGACCTTCCTGAGCTTTCTGCGCAGCCCCACCATCCAGCCGGGCTCGCGCCCCACCACACCGCGGCGGTGCCGGCGGATGACCGAAGGGATGGCGCCCTTCGACGTGAAGTCGCGGGAGATGCCCTCCTTGATGACGTTGGCGGCCTTGTCGCCGCCCCTGAACTGCGGCCCCGACCACCCCTCGCCCTCCTGCCAGTTGTCGTGCTCGACGACGTAGCGCAGGGTGGCGTCGTCGCCCTGCCGCTGGCGGGAGTTGAGCGCCTGAAGGGCTTTGTTGTAGTCCCACTCGTCGAAGATGACTGGCATGGCTTTTACCCGAAGATTGAATAACTGGTTGAACCGGGGAGGTCAGGCCCCGTCGAAGCGGGGCGTAACAGGCGCGCCGCGCGGTGCACGGCCATGCTCAGCGCGACGGCCAGGTCAATCTTTTTGGAATACTCCCGCTTCACTATCCGCAGGCGGCGCCCCTCGTCGTCAACCTTGCGGTCGGCGTTGTCGATGTGCGACCGAAGTTCCGCGTCGCCCCCGTGCGCTATCTGCCGTTGCAGAATCGCGTCAAGCAACTGCTTGTCGGCTTCGAGCCTCTGCGCCCCCTGGGGGAAGGGGTTGTAGACCGTGACGGGCTTCTGCTTCAGCCTGCGAATCATCTGCCCCAGGAGCATCGGGTCGTAGGTCAACTCCTGGACGGCGTGGCGCCCGCACAGGTCGCGGATGTCTCGCTCGATTGAGTCGAAGTCAAGGGGCTCGCCCTTGCGGGGGACGTAGGCGCGCGAGTAGCGCACGGCGAGCACGCCGGCCCGCGCCGGGTGGCGGCTGACGACGACGGTGGCGAAGGTGTCGTTAGACTCCCCGGCGTCCACCGCCAGCACGCAGGGGGTGTGCGCGTCGAGGGGCGGGAGCTTTTCTTCGCACGCGTCCCAGAGCGCGACCGCGGGCAGGAACCTTTCCGTCCCGCCCTCCGACCACTGGTTGCGGTGGACGCGCTCGAACTCTTCGGGGGTGGCCGCCAGCGCCGCCCGCTCCTGGTCGTAGTAGGCTTCGGACTGCCACGGGAGTCTCGGCTCCGTGTTCCACAGGGCGAGGATGCGGGCGCGCCGGTTGGCGAACATCTCCAACTCGTCGTCTATCCGCTCGCCGCCCGTGACGCCCTGCTCGTAGAGGTTCCAGAGGAGTTTCGACGTGTCCTTGAACCCGGCGTAAGACTCGATCCAGCGGAGAGACTTCCCGAACTTCATCGGGCTCAAGGTCATCTCCGTCCACATCGTCTCGGCGGCCCTGCCCTTCGCGCCCCACAGTTCGGAGAAGACGATGGTGTCGGCGTTCGACCCGGCCTCGCCCGTCGGGTCAATCGGGATGCACTCGACGGTGGTGTGGTTGGGCAGGGTCAGTTTGTAGTTCTTGACCCTGACGAGCGAGCGCATCTCGGGGTGCAGTTCGACGGCCCGGCGGATGTAGTAGCCGACGCGGGAGTCCGCCTGCTTCAGGTCGTTGGCGATGACGTAGTGCTGCCCCCACTCGGATTGCCACGCGCGGTAGAGCACGACGGCCGCGGCGATGGTTGACTTGATGGACTTCTTGATGTCCGACCAGACGATTGTCGAGTAGTTGAACAGGCCGTCTTCGTCTTCGGAGAGGGCTTCGCGGAGAACCTTCTGTTGATAGCCGGCGAGGACAAGCGGGCCGCGTAGTTCGGGGACGTAGAAGTGAGATTGTATCCAGTCAATCGCGTCGGGGCCGACGAACTGCGCGCAGCCGTCCGACCAGTCACCGCCGATAATCAGCGGGACTTCCCGTTCGAGCCTGCTTACTGTCGTCTCGGACGCGCTCACGCCCTTTTCAGTTTCCTTTCCGCCACAAGCGCCTCAAGCCGCTTCACACGCTCAATCAGCTCGGCCTGTTCGATGGCCTTCTGCGTCAGGTTCAGGATGGCGAGGGCCGCCGCGTTGGACGCGAAATCGTTCTCCGAGTCCAGATTCTTTATCAGCGTGTCTACGGCCTTTTCGTTCGCCGCCTGCAACTTCCCGACCGCCGAATCAACGATGCTCCGCTGCGCGGCCTGTAGCGCGCCCTTGAACTCCTCCTCCTGCATCCAGCGCCACAGAGTCATTTCGGTGACGCCGGCCGCCTTAGCCGCCGCCGCGGTTGTGCTCTCGGTGATAAGAGCCGCGATGGCCTTTTGCTGTTTTGGCGTCACACCCCACCCCGGACATAACATTTCATAACAATTCCTAACATTCGGCCGGTCACCCCGCCCTCCTCAACAACCTCTCATCCACCCCGCCGCGACGAACAGCAGCCCCGCGGCCAGAACGAACGCGAGCCGGCGCAACGTCTTCACCCGGCCTTCCTCTCCTCGGCCTTCTTCTGCAACTCCGTCACCAGCACCGCCTTCCCGAAGCCGAACACCCCGACGAGCAGGCAGGTGGAAACGTCCTTTTGGTTAAGCTGCACCCCGTCGCCGAGGGCCATCTCGAGGAGGAAGGACGCCCCCACGGCGGACGCGAGCGCGAAGAACAGGACCTTCCAGCCCACCGTGTGCAGGGGCGTGGTCTTCACCGCGTCCGTCAGGACTTTGGCGACCGAGCCCGCGAGCGCCGCCTGAATCAATATGCTTTCCATCCTCAACCCCTCCACCACACCGCCAGCCCCAGCAGCAGGAAAGGCGCGTACCACTTCAGCCAGTGCCGCCAATCTTCTTCGTACTCACCGCAGCACATAGTCACTCCCACACGAACAGCCACACGCAAAAGAAGAAGGCCAGCACGAGCAGGAAGAGGGCGAGGCCGACTTTGGGCACCCTCAGTTTCACCGGCCTACTTCACGACCTTGAGCCACCACATCCACATCCCCACCGACTGCAGCGTGCGCCGCAGTATCGCTACGGCCAGCCCCTCGGGCGAGGGGCCCGGGAGCGACACCGTGAAGGGCGAGGCGGCCACGGTGATGAACGCCTCGGCGGCGAAGCAGGCGAAGAGGAAGGCCGTCCAGAAGGCGAAGCGGGAGTCCCCGCCCCCGGCCTTCCTCGCCCGGTAGGTGCCCCAGAACCCCCTGGCGCAGAGGAAGGCGATGAAGCCCGCGCCGAGGGAGAAGAGCCACCACACGAGGAACAACGTCTGGATGAGCTTCACGGCTTCGCCCTCCGGGTGCGGAACTCCTCGGACAGCTTGTTGAAGGCGGCGGTGTGCTCGGAGGCCATCACCTTGACCGTCGCCGAGAACTCCTTCGCCATCGCCTCCATCTTCTCGTCCTTCTTCTCGTTGGCCCGCCACAGTATCCTGAGGGCCGCGATGACCAGCAGGAGGAAGGCGATGGGGAGGCCGAGGTCTTTCACGAGGTCGGGGGCGGCGGCCTGGAAGGCGACCATCACCCCGGCCAGCGCCACCACGACCGCGCCCCCGCCGACCTCCGCCAAGCGTACGTACATCCTCCCCCCTTACTCCGCGGGCGGCCCCGAGAGCCTCCGCATTTCCGTTTCGAGCGGCCACCGCTCGGCCTTCTCCGCCCGCGCCTTCCAGTAGTCGCGGTCTTCCTTCAGCGCCTCGGCCAGCTCCTTCAGCCCCGTCACGGCCGCCGACTCGTTCTCGCGCCGGATGCGCGCCCGTATCTCCCGCCGCTGCCAGATGTTGAGCGCGCGGTCGGCCGGGGCCCTGCGTAGTTCCAGCCGGTAGCGCAGGTAGCCCAACAGCCCGCCCGCCGCGAGGAAGGTGAGCGCGTAGCCGAGCCCCGAGAGGTATGTGGCGTCGTGCATCTCATGTGCGGGGCTCTGTGCGTAGCGCGCCAGAGAGGATGGCTTTAGCTTCCTTCGCTTCTTCCCACTCCTCGACGGTGATGAGCACGTGGCGCGCCTGCTCTTTGACCGCCTCCGTCGCCGAGAAGTCGAAGACCGTGAACGGGTCGAACGGGCGGTCGCCGCGCGCCCGCTCGGGGCGGACGGGGAAGGCCCGGCCCACGACGACCGGCGAGATGGTAACGGCCTTGCGGCCCCCGGTGTCGCGGTGGACGATGCGGCAGAAGTCCTCGGCCTCTTCGAGCGTCCTGTAGGTGCCGCCGTCTTCGAGGCCGTTGGGGTTCGACAGCGGGGCGGAGCGGCGCAAAAGGTTCGCCAGCCGGGTCGCCCACCTGAGCAACCAGTACCCGGCCCCGCGCTCCCGCATCCAGACCTGCCACAGCGTCCCCTGCTCGCCGTCGTACGGGAGCAGCGCCGCCCACCCGACGGGGCGGGCCTCGGCGGTCAGTCTTAGCGCCTCGGTTACCATCACTGCGGGTCGTGAATCACGCCGCCGGAGTTCAGCACCTCGCCCCCCAGCTCCGACACCTTCGCGGCCGTAGCCTGCACGGCGGCGCTCAGCACCTGGTTCTCCTGCGACGGGTTCAACTCGTCACCCGAGTATTGGACGGTGACTTCCACTTTGATTTCCGCCACGCCTTCGCTCCTCGCTTTCCTATTCGTCATGGCTATTAGGGCGAGCGCGGCCAGTGCGCCCGCGGTGAATTTCCGTCTCGTCACGGCCTTTGGTACTCTCTACCGGCTGTGACGCTCTGGGTTTTACGGCTCTAGCGTTGCAGCAAGGGGGCGGGTCGGTCGGTAGCCGGCTCGCCCTCGGGTGTCTCCGGCGCGTTGCCGGAGAGAATCAGTTTTCACTTATGCCGGCCGCCCAATCACCTACGCGGCGCGGCAGCAGCCTTGGCGGATTCTTTACGCCGAGTCGGTGGCGCAGGATGAACCACCACCAGAACGCGGCTTTACGCAGTAGGTACTTCATCTCAGTGGGCGACCTCTGCCGCCTCTGCCGCCTCCACGTCCGCCAGTACTTCTTCGGGCGTCCGCGGGTCTTCACAGTCAACCAGCACGGGGCCGCACCAGCACGCGGGGTCGTCCGCGTCGTGCTCGCCGGGGTAGTCCCGGTGGACGATGACGGTGAAGCCCTCTTCAGGCATAGAACCTCGGGGAAGGCGGCGCGGGCGCCTGACGGCGTGGCGCCCGCTTCACCCCTTCGCCCTCGCCCGTCTTCCCGTTGCGTAGGGCGTGCTCGCGCTTGACCTCGGCGGGCACGAACTCCGCCATGAACATGAACAGTTTTTCGACGTAAGCCGCGACGGCCCGCGCCTCGCGCGGCTCTGCCTCGCCGTTCGCCAGCTTGGCGGAAAGTCTCTGGGCGGCGTCGCGGCTATGTACCGCAGCGGCGAAATCCTTAACGGCGTCCTCGCTCACCTTCTTCATCTCGTCGTCCTCACAGGATGTCCGCGGGGGCGGCGGCGATTGACACAGAAGAGGGCAGCAGGTCGTATACCCTCGTCGCCACAGCCCCCGGGATATGGAGCCCCACAAATGAAAAGCCCACCGCTGTCCGTCGGAAGTCTTTCGACTCAGGACGGAATCAAACGGTGAGCGGGGTGCTGGCTGTTGCCAGTCCGGGGCTCTATGAAGTTGTTGGTCGGGCTAGGTATCGGCCGCCAGAGTTATTGAGGCCGAACGTTGCTCCACTGTCTAGGTGTGGATTCGCGCGGCTCTTGGATGTCATACAACGACCGACTGCCCCTAGCCCGAGGTCAATCCCTTGAATACCTAACCCCGAAAGTCTCCTCGTAAAGTTTGACCCTTCGGTTAAGGTCGCGCCACTCCTGACGTTCAATCTCGGTCATGGCCCGAGACGACTTGCGGGTCGGGCTCATTGTACTACAACTTTTCGCGCCCGCCCCCTCATTTTTCGGCATCGTGTTGCCACACCTCGCGCAGTCCGCCGGGTTCACCACATCCGGCTTCCGCAACTCCGACGGGCAGTCACAGTAGAACAGACTCACCCCTCGCGCCTCCGCTCTCCGAGAGGGCCTTCCCAGTCCTGAAGGGGAACGATGTCAGGGCCGCCCGTCTCCTCGACCATGCGGACGTACTCCCACACCCCGGCCGGCACTTCGGAGAGGGCCTTGACGAAGGAGCGCATGGGCTCGGCCGCGGGCGGCAGTTCTTCCGCAGTCTGGATTGCAGGGGTGTCCACCTTAAAACTCCTCCGTCACGGCTTCATCAGCCAATGAATAATCGCGTCGTGGATGTCCGGCTCGCCGACCAAAAGAACAATCAGCACGAGCAGGAACATGAAGAACGAGAAAGTCGAGACGCCGCCGTTTTCATCCATGCCACACCTCACAGCCCCACCGCCTTCAACGCCTGCTCCACGGTCTCGACCACGACAACCTGACCAAGCCACGCGCGATGCCAGCGCGTCTCGTCAACCGTCAGCCTCCGCGCGGACGGCCTCTTGCTGCCGTCCTTCACCTCAAGCAGCGTGTTGACGCCGCGCAGGCCGACGAGCAGGTCGGGGCAGCCACACCCTACCGGGGCGAGGCTCTGCACGCTCGCCCCGGCGCGCCGCAACGCCTCGACGATTTCGGCGTGGTTCGAGTCGGTTCTCGCGGCTCTCCTCATTCCTCTCCTTCGAGGGCGTCGGCGGCGCGTCGGAGGGCGTTGCGCGTTCTGTTCTCACGGTCCGCCGCCAGATTCAACCGGGCGTCGTCCTCCGCCGTCGGGTTGGCGTTGCGAACGAAATAAGGGTCGAGGGCCGTCTGCAAAACTTCGTCGGCCTCCCGCCACTTGAGCAGCGCGCGGAGGGCGGTGCGTTCGGGCGCGCGTCCGTGCCAATCCTCGACGGGCGGCGGTATGTCGCGGCCCGCACGCAGCGACGCTTCGAGCCAGTTGTGCATCGCCTCGGCCAGATTCGCGTACGCCTCGTCAACGGTGTCACCCAGCGAATAGCACCCGGGCAGTTCGCGGACGTAGGCGCTGAACCCGCCGCCCTCTTCCGGCACGAGGCAACGGCTGTACGGCATCGCCATCAATTCTGAAATGCGCGTCTCCTCACTCATCACTCTTCGCCTTTCCCCTCGGAGCGGGCGCGGAGCCCGACCACGTGCAGGAAGCCCTTGCGCTGAAGGTCGAGCAGTTCGGCGTGCGTCAGGTAGTCGCAGCAGTCCCCCGCCGTCCCGTAGTGGCTCCCCTGCTGGTGAATGAGGGCGTGCAGCTTCTTCTTCGTCGGACGCTTCGTGTCCAGTTCCACGCGCGAGCAGCGCACCGTGTAGACGTGGCCGTGCGGACGCAGTTGGATGTCTCGGAGTATGCGGACGTGTGATTTCATGAATCGCAGCCTTTCACCATTTCAGCAAGTAGTAGCCCGCCGCCTTGTACAGCTCAGTAAAGTCCTCGTCCCACGGGATGAATGCGAAAATCGCGTCGTGCATGGCCCACTCCCTGCGGCAGCGCAGACAGCCCACGCGGCGCTGGAACCGGTCGAACTCCTGCACGACTAAATATTGATGGCCCAACAGAGAGCAGAGGAACCTCGGCAGCATCGTTATTTCAGCCCCCTCAATTCGTTCAAGACGAAGTGCATCTTGATAATCTTACGGTGGACGGCGTTCGGGTCGCTGAAGATGTCGCCGCGCGCCACGTAGACCGCCTCCGCGTCCTGAATCAATCTGTCAACCTTCTCCCGCTCGGCGGCGGCTCCTCTCGCTTCGGCCGAGGCGAGGGCGGCGCGAGCCTCTAACAACTGCCGCTCAAAATCCCTCGCCGTCCAATTCGCCAGATACCGCCCCAGCGGCACGCCCTGTCGGCGGCACTCTTCGACGTTATGGCGGGCGGCGGCCTCTGCCTGCTGGCAGCGGCGGTTGAGTTCGGACTTTTTGACGCGCAGCCTCCGCACTTCGGCCGCGACGAGCAGTAGGTCGGAGAGTGCGAGCGCGAAGTCACCCAGCGTGCCCGGCGGGACATGAAAGGCTTTGAACCTCGCCGCCCTCTCTTCGATGGCGCACAGTTCGGCCTCGGCCAACGGCCGCGCCTCCCGTTCGGCGGTTCGGGTGGTTGTCATGTGTTCGTCACCGTGTCGAGGAGGGGGTCACGAAGTGTTGTTCCGGCGGCGGGAGCGGATTCGCGCGACCCCTCTGCCGCGCTGGTTGTTTGGAATCCCACAGGCCACCTTCCTTTCTTCGGTTGGAGTAGTTACCCCGCCGCCGGAAACTTGAGATCATCTGCGCATCGGGACGACGTTCGCCGCCTTCGGGGGCGGTGAATGACTCGCCGCCTGGACATTTCCGACTTTCGCCTGCGCCTGTGCCGCGCTGCGGATCGTCGCCCACTGGCTGCGCGGAACCTTCGGCGCGAGTTGGCGATCTACGTCCGCGATGTCCGCGCCCTCGCGGAGCATGGTGGCGACTTTCGTGATGAGACTTTGGGACTCTTCGGGTGTGAGTTCCGATTTCACCGTGGCGGCTGTCGCGCCAACCTTGTCAAGTTGGTCGGCTATGATTTCGTCATAGCGCCCATCCCGACTGTTCGTCAGCCAACCGTCTCCAAGACCGTTCTTTGCCGCGTGCGCCTTCCGTTGTTCGAAACTGAACCGAGACTTACCCACACACACACCGGCGTCAGCCGGCTTCGCGCGCGCGGTGTGTGTGTGTTCTTTATCTGTAGAAGTTCTTAAAGCCTTAGAAGGCGCAACTTTCGTGCCGGTAAAATCTGCACCTTTCGGGTCGGATAAGGGTGCAGATTTTGCACCTATCCCGGAAGAATCTGCACCTTTCTTCTCCGCTTCGGGCTTATCCTCCGGTATAGGTGCAACCGTTGCACGTTTATCGGATGCGTGCAGATTTTGCACCTTTTCTAAGAGGGGGGAGATGTCGAAGTCGAAGGTGTGACCGCGCCCCGCGCCTTCCCTTTCCGTCGCTAACTCCTTCAGCTCGTCGCGCAGTTCACGGATGGCGTACTTGACTGTTCGTTCGCTGGCGTTGGCCTCCTGGCAGAGTTGGGCTATGGGGAGGGCGCCGACGTGCCCGCGTTCATTTGAATGAGAGGCGAGCACGAGAAGCACCATGCGCGCCGCGTTGGCGGAGCGTGAGTGCGTGAGGACGGCTTGTACGGCGGCGCAGTTCACCCTTCAGCCTCCGTCCGCCTGTTCATATAAACGTCCGGGAAAGCTTTCCAACGGGGTACGCCGGTGCCCTGCACCTTTTTAAGATGGAGATAGATCAACTCGAAAGATTCGAGCTCGATGTCCGGGTCGTCTAGCGCGGATAAGTCGAGCGTTTTAGCTCTGAGGGGTGCGTACGCATCACGGGGAAGTGGATTGACCTCTCCGTAAAAGAAAGGGATGTTTATGGGGGCGTACCTGGCGGCTTGAGTCAGGTGCTCTTTGAGTTTCAGGGTTTCGTGGCATTCAAAAAAGTCTGGCAGCGCCTCGGTCGCGTCAATGGCCGCTTGTATTTTAGCCTCTACCCGTTCGGCGATATAGTTGCGGTACTCCTCCACGTCACGCCCGCCTTTACGGCGGTTGCACTTTCGGCAAGCGAGAACCAGATTTGATAGCTCATCGTTGCCACCCTGCGAGCGGGGTAGCATGTGGTCTGGTTCCCACGCCGAAAATGGGTCAACTTCAATGCCGCAGTAATAGCAGCGTCCGTTACATCCGTTATAAATCTGGCCGAGGAAGGGGCGCGTGAAAGCCATCGGTTTCTCCCCGCGCCCTGAAAGCACAAAAACCCGCACCGACAAGGCGCTCTCACCCGTTCTTGCGACAGAGACAGGTAAAGGACGCCCGCCGGTGCGGGCATTTCTGCGAACCGAGAGATTCGATGTTAAAGAACGGGGTTGAAAAGACCTCTCCAAAATAGAAAAGCCTCTACCCGTCTCTGTCGCACCTCGGATTATAGCAGATGTGCTAAACGGTTGCATCAAAAATTCCTTTCGCCCTATAGCCTCACACCCGAGACATAAGGTCATCTATGGCGCCATCCTTCAACGTGCAAAGCCAGTCCACCGCCTCGGAAGGTAGGCGAAACCATTCACCGTTCGTCCGGTAGTGCTTGAATTTATTGTGAAGGAATTTTTCGGCAATAGCGGCGTCGCTTACAACGGCCACCTGATGCCTTAACTTAACAGGATATGGGAGCTGAATGCCGAGAGTCCTGACGCGCGCCGGTACGTCTTTGCTTCGTCCGATCTTGAAATGCCCGTCCGGTGACTGTAGGAGGTATACGTAGCCGTTTGGTTTATTGAGGCCAAGGAAATTTTCAAGTGCTTGCTTCGCGTTAAAAGAGTCCCCTGAGAATTTCGCAGCTCCCTTGATTGCAAACCAAAATTCACTTGCCAGTTTGTGGCAGTCACCCCTGCCCTGTGATGAGGGTGTCGCTATCCATAATTCTTTCCCGAGCGAGTATGCGTAGCCCAGCTCAAAGAGGGTGCCGTACGCGCTCAGTTCGTCCAGCCAAGCGAAAACGATATCCGCGCGGTGGACGGCGTGCAGACACTTCTTAAATACTCTACCCCTCCTAACTTCCGGCAGTTCGTCAATCTGGAAGCAAGCTGCGCCGTCAAGGGCCTGCCCATGCTGGCATGGCCCATGCGCACAGCCATGATCGTCGGAGATGAAGTAAGGGCCAACATAGTCATGCGCAGTAAAAATTGAGTTAGGCAGTTCGCCCCATGAGTAAGACGAATCGTATTCGTCCCCCCATTCGGCATTCCGCAGGCCGTTAACGATTTCGTGACGCCAATCGTTAATGCCTATCTTGCCGGCGAAATAAAACTTCATCAGTTCGCTCACTTTCTCCATCCGGGGCGGCCCGCCTGGATTGCAACGCAAGGCCCAGACTGCCCGGCGCCGTGTGGCCGCTACTCGTTCGCGGCCGTTGTGCGGGCCGCCCCGAATCTCTACCGCGCCTCCGCGACGGCCTGATTCACTCTCGAATTAAGGAAGGCCGACACCTCGTCTTTTCGCTCGGCCGACAAGTCCCGCCAGCTCTTGCCCCAGCCGTACTTATCGCGGACGTAGTTGTTCAGCTCCGCCTCGCCCTTGCCCAGAATGTCGAGCGCCTCCACGATGTCGCGGTCAACGTCGCGCGCAACCTTGACGGGCGGCGTGCCCTGCGCGGTCTTGATCTGCGCCGGCGCCGCGGCCTTCTGCTGCCCGCGCTGCACCTCTTCCCTGCTCGCAACCCCGCGCTTCACCTCGAAGCCGAGCAGCGCCAAAGCTCGCCCCACGGCCGACGTTTCACACACCTCGACGTAAGACCCGGCCTGGACGTGCCCCGCGCTCTTGAGTTCGTAGGCGTGACCCGTCGCGGCCGGGAGCGAGTCGTCGGGCTCGCGGTAGGCTTCGGCGCGGATGAGGACGAAGCCCGACTCGCGGTCGTGCTCGACGACCGATGTCAGGATGCGCCCCTGCGGGAACTTGGCGTAGAACTTCTCTATCCGCTCCGAAACTGAAATGTATTCGTCAGGGTTGAATCTCATCGGGCAGCTTCCTTCTGATTCTTCGCCCACTCGTCCAGGTAGAACTTCACGCCCTCGGCCGTGATGCTGAAGCTGTAGACGACCGAGTTGGTCAGGCTCGAAGGGCTGCGGCGGCGACCCTTTCGCTCCACGAGCCCGGCGCGCTCCAGTTCGCCCCTCCTCTTCCCCACCGAGGTCTGCTTTCTGCCCATCGCCTCGGCCAGCTCGAAGTCGTCCAGAGGGTCGGAGAAGCGGCGGCGGAAGAAGACCGCGAGCACGGCCCGGCAGTCCTTCGTGACGTGCGGGGCGACCGACTCGGCCGCCATGACCGACGTAACGGGGTCGCCGGACCGCGCTGCCCGCCTCGGGTCGAAGTTGAATGCCGACTGTTCCATTTACCCCACCACGTAGACGAGGAGGGCGAACACGAACGCCGTCAGGACGCCCAGGAAGGCCACCCACGGCTCCCTCCGCTCCTGCTCAAGCAGGCGGTGGTACTCCGACGCCTTGGTCCACCGCCCGGGCCGCCGTGGCAGTTCGTAGCCGGGGCGGCGCCGGTGCTCGACCCTGCGCCGCGTGACGGGCGGGACTTCCTCGATGCCGTAGAAGTTGGTGCGGTGTGTGCTCATGTCTCTGTTTCCCCGCGTCGTGATTTAGTTAGGCGGCCCCGACAGTTCCCCCCAATCGGGGCCGCCCCTACCACGCCCCCGGGCCGCGCGGCCCGGTCAGTGAATGGGCGCGATGTCAAAGAAAAAACGGGGCGGGCTTTGCCGGAGAGCGACCGCTTGAGGTGCCTCCCCCGCCCCGAAGCGCCTACGGGATTAGGCCGAACGTCTACGAAACTTCCTGCCCCTGAACCACGGGACGCTGACGGTCAGCGTCGGGGGCTCGAAGTGGGCGCGGGCGCAGAACCAGAGCATTTCGCGTTCGGACAACTCGGGCTTCTGGTTGTGCCTGTGCCAAAAAAGAATCCAGTCCGTCATGTGTCGGCCTCTTGGGGGAGTGACGGGGGCGGTCACGCCGTCAGTTCGAGAACGCCCTGCGCCAGCCTATCGGCCGCTTCCTCGCAATACTTCTCTTCAATCTCAATCCCGATGGCCTTGCGACCGCGAACCTTCGCCGCCACTAAAGTCGTACCGCTGCCCATGAAGGGGTCAAGGATAGTTTCGCCCGGGTCGCTGAACAGAACCGTGAGCTCGCGCATCAGAGCCTCCGGCTTCGGGCAAGGGTGATTCGGCCTGTTCTTTTTCACCGTACCGAAGTGCCACACCGCCGGGTGCCCGCCGCCGTTCCAGCGCATCGGCCCCTGCGCGTGCGCAATCGTGCAGGGTTCGAAACCCACGGCGGGGCGGTCGCCGCTGAACTGCGGCATCGGATCATGCTTGACCCAAGCGCCCGTGCGAACGTAGCGCAGGCCGGCGGCCTCGAGGGCGATACGCCACAAGTGGCAAGTCTCAACGTCGCTGAAGACGAGCGCCCAACGGCGGACTAGTCGCCCGATCTCCGCGGCGACGGCATCAAGCATGTCGTCAATGTGGCCGATGGCCCCGGCCGCAAGCTTTTCAATGGATACACTGGAGTATTGATGATTGCGGATTCCGAGACGGGCAGGGGTGCCGCTCCCGGCGTTCGTGTGAGGGGAGCGCAGCCGCCGATACACGTCGCGGGAGTAAGGGGGATCGGTAAGTACCACGCTTACCGCCTCGAGGTGTGGCAACACCTCCCGGCAATCGCCGTGATAAATCGTGCTGCTCTCGTCTTGGTAGTAAGGCTTCAGCATCCCGTTTCCAGTCCCCTCCCCTTCCCCTTCGTCCGGCCGTGTCAGAGCGTGGGTAGGGTCAAAGCTTCGCGCCCTCGACGCCGATCTCGCCGAGCGTCAGAAAGTCCCCGAACGAGAGCGCCACGCGCGCCGAGACGAGCAGGTGAGCGCGCGCCTCTTCGGTACGCCCCAGCGACGCCAGCACCCGCCCGATGCTGAAGACCGGCTTGGAGACTTCCCACGCGTGCCCGCCCTCGACAAAGAGCGGCGCGGCCTTCGCGTACTCGCGGACGGCCTTCTCGGGCTGCTTGTCGAGTTCGTACGTGCGGCCCCAGCCGTTGTGGAAGCGCGCGCGTGTGAGTGGGTGCGCCCGCTCGGCGAAGGGGGAGACGAGGTTGAGCAGGGCTATCGAGTACGCGTTGTCGCCGCCGTCGCGCAAGACCATCGTCAGATTGCACGTCCACGCCACGCGCCGCGTCGAGTCGTCAAGGGCGAGCGAGCCGAGACGGTCAACGCAGAGGGCGCGCGCCTCGTCGAGCCGGCCTTCGCGGTAGAGGCGGACGAACAGGGTTCGGTCGGCCTCAAGGCCCTCGGCCTCGTCGGGTACGGCCGGGTACGACTGCGGCAGCGGGTATGGGATAGAATAGAGGGATAGGCAGCGGGCGATTTCCGCCCGCTCGTCAACCGAAGGAGAATTAGATATGCGAAAGATACTCCCCGCCGTGCTGCTCGTGTGCGCCGTCTCGCTGTCCGCGTGGGCGGGCCCCGGCGACTCTGCCGGCACGGAACCGACGCCGACGCCGACGCCCGACGAGACCGGCACGCTGGGCTCGTCGCAAACGGCGACCGGCGACCCGTCCGGCCTCGTCTCGGCTTTCGTTGATGGCGTCCTCGTCGTCATCTTCAACCTGCCTTAGCCCTTCTCTGCCCCGGCGGCGGCCCCCGCCCACTGCCCAACGCTTTCCCGGTCGTCTGACAGCTACCGAAGGCCGCCGAGCCGAGACCCCTTACGCAAACCTTCTGATTTCCTGCTCCCGCTGCTCGGGCGTGAAGGCCCGCCGCAGCCTCGAATCCAGCATCGAACGCAGCTTGACCATCGCGGAGCGCTCGGCCTCCTCGTCCGCCTTGAGCCATGCGGTCGTCAACTCGTCAACCGCCCTCTTCATCGCCATCCGGTCGGCGTCCGCCGCGCCGAGGAAGTCCCCGACCCTCAGCCGCACGATCACGTCCGTCAGCGCGTCGGCCTGCATCTCGAATATCTCGGGCTGGACTTCCTTCCACGCGGCCAGCTCCTCGCAGGCCTCGAAGACGGGCGCGTTCTGCGGCTCCTCCGGGTTCCACTCGCGCGAGTGCTGCGAGCGGTGCTTCTTCGTGAGGTTGGCGACCTTCTGGAAGCGCCGTGTTCGATGCGGTTGTAGATGCGCTCGTGGAACGCGTAAGAGTCGAAGGAATTATCTTTGAGGCTCACGATTTACCTTCCGTTCGTGATTTACCCGGAATCAAAATCGGTTCAAGATGTCTACCGTTCCGGCCCCGCGCCCCCACGGGAATCACCGGGGAGAGTGCCCGGAACGTGTCCGGGTGCTGCCGAACGAGTTATTGCCCTCGCTCCGCGGGGCGGAAGATGAAATGAACTGTGGGGCCGTTGCGGGTATGGCGGCCGACCCCGGCCGCCGCTTGCGCACCTGACGCCCTTCCTCGTACCGCTGCCCTTGCGGCGTATGGAAACTTTACCGAGGCGTTACGGGTCGCTTAGGTCAGGCTACCCTTGCCGGCCTACGGGTGTTGGTTCACCGATGCGGTTAGGCTCGCCGCATCCCGGCAGCACTTGAAAAGAACTCGGTTCGCGCCCCTTCGCGCGGGGGAGGCGGTCGTTAAGTCCAGATTTTCAAGATGAGCCAGCCGAAAAGCAGACTCATCGCCGGATGCAGGAACATCAAAACGATGGCCGTCACCATCTGCTGACTCACCGGCCGCTCGTCCTCTTGGTCGGGCGCCCGGTAGAGGATGAAGCTGGCGATTAAGGTGACGGTGATGGCCTGAAGCATCGAGAGCGGGGCGGCGTTGAAGTTCGGGACGGCGAACCAGCCCCACAGGACTGTGAGCGTCCAAGCCTTCAGCGGCACGCCGACGAAGATGCCGAGCGGCACGCCCAGGAGGAACAGGACGCAGCCGGTCAACGCTTCACCGTCTTTACTTTCGGCCATATGTTTCCTCGTCACGGTCGTGTTCGGTCGTCGGCGTCAGCCGGGTTTCGTGTCCCTTCGCGCGGGGGAGGAGAGACGGTCAGGCGGCACGCTCCGCTCGCGTTTCGAGGTGCGCCATCACCTGACGCCCGAGAAATTCGCCATAGGCCGGGGGAATGGCTTGCGAAATCTCGCCCCAATCCATCCAGTCAATGCCGAGCAGTTCGCGGGCCAAGCGCATCTTGAGTTCTTTGCCGACAATATCCGTGCCCCGGTGCGTGCCGTTGGCCCGCCTGCGAATGCGTGCGTGGTCTCCGTAGAAACCGACCACGGGCTGTGAGCCGTGACGGCAAGCGGGCTGGGTGAGCCAAACGTTCGACTCGAACAGCCGATGCCTTCTGAGTTGGTACTCGTCCGTGAAGAGGCCGAACATGCTCCCGCAGAGCACGACGCCGTTGACCTTGCTAAACAGTGAAGGGGGGCCGACTGTGAGCGGAGCACCTTCGACGTTCTCAATAATCCAGGGGAGCCCCGAGGCCGTCAGGCGCTCCCGTATCGGTTCGACGAGTTCGGGGTGGCTTGGGCGGGCGTTCGACATCACGCGCATGTCGCTGTATGCCTGACACGGTGGCGACGCCCATATGAAATCGAAGCCCGACAGGTCGAACGTGAGCGCGTCGGCCTGAATGAAACGGAACGGGTACCGCGGCTGCGGCTCGATGTCCACGCCCGTCACGTCGAAGCCCGTGCGGTACAGTCCCATCGAAGCCCCGCCGGCCTTGCAGAACAGGTCGAGCGCCTGGAAACGCCGCCCGGCCTCCATCTCGTCGGGGTGCTGTGGCGCCGGGGTGGCGGTAGGGGTGGTCATGCGGCCTGCGCCTCCGCGTCTAATTTTTCGATGACTGCGCTGATAATGAACTCCTGCGGACTCCTGTAGCCCTTCCTCGTCGCGGTCTGTTCGACCCGCGCGTCCAGGCTCTTAGGCCAGCGGAGTCCGCGCTGCACGGAATCGTCGGTAGATGCCTGACCCGCGCCGCGCGCCGTCCGTGATTTCTTCTCTTTCCTTTCCATGCTAGCGGACGCTAGCACAAGCTAGCCACCCCTGTCAAATGTTTTCCGCTTGGAGGTGAAAATAATTTGTGGGTAACATCTGCTACCAGATGCCTAAGAGACCACAGCTGAACCTGACCCCGCCGCGCGAACTGCTTGACCGGCTCGACGAGATGGCGCGGACTTACCTCGGCGACGAGACACGCCGGAACGAGATCGCCGTGGAAGTGCTCAAGACGTATCTACCCTTTTGGGAGGCGGGGGCGGCGGCGAAGGCCGAAGTCGTTAACAAGCAACGGAGGGACGCGGCCCTGAGCGTCTTGCAGGGCGGAGCGGTCGAGCTGGTAAGTGGGCACGCCGAGACGGCAGCGCCGACCGCCAGATTCGCCGGACAGGTGGATGAAGTAGGCGAAATGACCCCGGCGACCAGGGAGCAACTCAACGCGGCACCAAATCACGGGAGGCAAAGGCTTGACGACGCTCGCAAAAAAGGACGCAAAAAAAGTGTAAAAAGGGCCGGTTAATCGGTCAAACTGAATATAGACTTTATTCCATCTTTTGAGTACGCTCCCGAACCTCCGTCTCCCCACAGTCGGACTCAGGAGGTACCTCGTGTTAATGCGTTCGCCTTGCCCCTCGCTGTGCGAAGTCGAGCATTTCACCTTCCGGCTGAACTCGGGCGCTCTCTCCTGCGCCCGCATCCCGGTCGGCTCACTCTTACTTGCCTGCCCTTCCCAAAATGTTTACGACGGCGATCTCGTGATAGCGGAGACGCCGCAGGGTAAACTGGTCCGCTTTTTCAGGCGTCGCGGCCCCGGCATCCACCTTGATGCCCGCGACCCTGGCATACCGCCGCTGATACTCCCTACGAACGCAGTCTCAATCCTCGGCGTCGTCTGCGCCGTGCTGAACTAGCAACCAACTCAAAATAAACCAGAAGTGCCCGGTTCCCGCCGGGCACTTTTTTATTTCCGTAAAAAAATATTTCACTACCCTCTTGCGCTCTTTGCTAGCTTGTGCTAGCATACGCTAGCGATTGAGAAGGAGGGGGCGCGCGGGCTCCCCCGGACGAATCGGCGGATTGAAGGAGAGGCGCGATGAGAGAGATCAAGTTACAGCCGGGCGAGCACCTGACGAGCGCCGCAGTGAAGCTGTCGGCGCTGGCCCCGGCGAAGTGCACCTTCAACGGCGTCACGCTGGTGGCGCGTAAAGGTACGACACCCGAGGCCCTCGTCGCCTACTACAACGAAGAGTCGGAGCGGCGGGCCGAGAGGTGGCGCGAATCGCCCGAGGGGCGGGCCTACGCGGCCGAGCGGCGCGAGCGCCAGCGGAGCCTACAGGCGAAGGCCGACTCGCTGATGCTGCGACTGCCCCGGCTCGACTTCGCCGACCTGTCAGCCGTCCTCGACTGGCTCTCCGAGATGGAGGAGCCGCGCGACCACGTTGGAGTGACCGTTGACGTTCCCCGCCTCGTCGCGGAGTTCACCTCGCGCGGCTACGCCCCCGGCGTCAACTGCGACACGGCGTTCGACGCGGACGACCCCGACAACTTCGCGCGCTGGATTATCGGGCAGGCCATCAAGGAGCCCTACTACCCCGGCGTCCGGCGCTTCACGGAAGAGTGGCGCAAGAAGTTCGGCCGCAGATAGTCGCCCTCGCCAAGCAGTAGCCCCGGAGTACTTCAATGGTCAACGACACCAAGACATGTCAGCAACCCCACTGCACCGGACACATGGTCTACCGCTCCACCCTCCCGGCCGGGGAGCTTGTAGCCGGGGATGCGACGAGTCACGTGGACGTGTACGAGTGCTCCGACTGCGGGGCGCGGGATTGGGAGTGAAGACGATGAACGAGAACCACTTCAGACTGTTACGCCTCGCCATCTATCGCGGACTGACCTGCGAGCAGTTGAGCCCGACCGCCTTCCGCGTCTCCTCGTCCCGCAGGGGGCGCGGCCCGTACGTCGTGGACGTTCCCTCGCAAGCCTGCCCGTGCGACGCGACGCTCCCCTGCTCTCACCTCGCAATAGCCACCGACCGCTGGTTCGAGCGCGAGGCCGACCTGACGTTGCGCGGCGACTACTTCGAGGCGCGGCGTCTGGACTTCGGCGGATTGCCGGGGCGCGGCGACCTGAAGGCCGACGACCGCAGGCTCATCCGCACGCGCGCCGAGACGGTCGAGACTAGGCTGGGCGGTGAACTGGTGGCGGCCGGGGCCGGGGCGGCTTCCTACCGATGCCCGTTCTAATGGAGGTTGACATGGAACACTTTTGGGAGACGTTCGACGCGCTGTTCAAGAGGCTGCACGCGCAGGGGCGCAGGGTCGAGGAACTGGAAGCCCGCGTTGTCGAACTTGAGCGCCGCCTGAGCGGGCGCGAGTCGGAGCGCCCGCCGCTGAAGCTTGTGACGCCCGCGGATGAGGCTTGGGAGCAGTTCGGAAACTAGAGAGGAGCGAATCATGTTTGACGAGGAACCGAGAGAGCAGACCTACGGCTACGACGACTGGCGTCAAGACCAGATGGCCGAAGAGGGCGCCGGGCTGCTGCTCGCGGGGTGTCAGCACGTGCCGGGTGCCGTCCTCTCGGACGACGAAGACGCGAGCCTCCGCCGCTGCCTGCTCTGCGGGGACGAATACCTCGTCTGCAATCTATTTTGAGGCGCCCCGCTGACGGGCGCGGAGGAAGAGAGATGACGAAGGCAGGGCTGGCACAGAAGGTGAAAGAGCGGCCGATCATCTTCGGCGCGGAGTCCGTGCGCGCGATTCTTGAAGGGCGGAAGACGCAGACAAGGCGCGTCGTACAAGGTTTGCCGCCAAGCATAAGCGTAGCGGGCGGCATCCCTGAAAGTGACTATCAATACTTCTTCACGGACTTTGAGCAGAACTTAACCAAGCGCTGCCCCTATGGACGCCCGTGGCCTTACTGCGACCGCTTGTGGGTGCGTGAGGCGTGGGGCGACGTGACGCTCGCCTTTCAGTCTCACGAGTGCGAGGAGCCGCGCGTGTGGGCTTACAGGGCCGACGAGGCAGTTCACAACAGCGGCGGGTTCCTCGAACACATGGGGGACTCGGGCATCGTCTGTAAGAGGTGGCGCACGCCAATCTTCATGCCCCGCTGGATGTCGCGCATCGCCCTTGCACTGACGGACGTTCGCGTGGAGAGGTTGCAGGAGATATCAGAAGCCGACATCACGGCCGAGGGCATCACGGAGGGCGACGGCGTTTGGGCCGGGAGTCTCCGCGCCGCCTTCCGCGACGGCTGGGATGAGTTGAACGCGAAGCGGGGCTTCCCTTTCAAGTCGAACCCGTTCGTCTGGGTGCTGTCATTCAAGAGGGTCACGGACTGATGCGCCGCCGCCACTTCATGAAACGCTCCCCCTTACCCGAGAGCCGGGGCTACGGGATGAGGCGCGGGCGTCTGAAGGCGCGGCCGTACCACCCGGTGGAGACGAAGGCGGGGCTCAGGGACGCGCTCGACATCGAAGCCAGCCGGACGGTTCGCACCCTTCACCCGGCCTGCGTCCTGTGCGGCGAGGCGGACTGGCAGAAGTTGACTTGTGGACATCTCTTCAAGAGGACTTATGAGCCGTCGCGGTTCGACACGCACGAGGGCGGGAACAACTCGACGCTCTGTAAAGACTGCAACGGCCGGGACAACGAAGACCACTCGATCTACGTGGCATGGTTCAAGGGGCGCTACGGGGTGAGGGCGTACGAGGCGTTGGAGGCGCGCGCGCGTTCCGGCCGGACGTTCGAACGGTACGAACTGCGGGCGCTGCTGGATGAGTACCGGAGACGGCTTAGGGAGATGAGGAGGGCGGCATGAGGAAGAACGTCAAGCGCTGCTGCATCTGCGGCAGCCACAAGAACGAAGACGGCAGCGAGCCCGTAGGGCACTGCCGGAGGTGCGGGCGTCCCGTGTGCTCGTTCTGCGACCACCTCGGCGTCTGCTGCGACATGGACGATGACGAGGATTGTGATGGCTGACACGCTACCCACGATTGACGAGATTGAGGCGATGATTCCAGCAATAGAAGCCCTTGAAGAATTGATAGATGAGGGCTGCCCGTCGCACGAGGAGTTTAACTGCGGTGCGTGTTACTTCTGCGACCGCCAACGCGGCCACGAAACTTACTGCCCGTGGCGGAAGGCCGAAGAAGCGCTCCGCAAGTGGAAGGGGGTCAGAGGCGAATGAGCGGCAATGACGATGTGAAGTTGCCCGAGGGTAAGACCTGCGCCGACTGCGCACACTTCACGAGATGCCGATGGCTCATCTCGTGCAAGCCGACTAACACGAGTTGCGATTGGGCCCCGAGCAGATTCAAGTCGGCCGCGCCGCAGCCCGCCACCCCGTAGCGTCCCCCTGAACCGAAACACCCGACCCGTGAGGTGAGCGAGATGAGGTCGAACGGAAATCAGATCGCAGAGTTACTACCCGAAGACGCCGTGCGCGCCGCCTTCATGCGGGGCGTCGAGGGGCTGCCCGAGGCGGAGCGCGAGCGGCTGTATACGGAACACCAAAAGCGGGTGAGGCGGTTCCTGGGGTTTCTAAAGGATGCCGAGTGCTACGTCGCGGCGGGGCGGCCGGCAAGGGACCGGGAGAGTGAGACATGAACGCGCCACTTTTTAACCCCCCGGACGGACCCGTGGCCGTCTTCCTCTGCGACCGCACGGGCATAGCCGCGGAGCCCTGGGCGGCGGCGGGCGTCGAGTGCTGGTGCGTAGACCTCCGGCATCCCGTCCGCCGCGACCGCCGCGAAGGCAACATAAATTTCGTGTGGGGCGACGTGCGTTCGTGGGCGCCCCCGGAAGAGATTCGCGGCCGGATAGTCTTCGGCGCGGCCTTCCCGCCGTGCACGAACCTCGCGGTCAGCGGCGCGCGGGATTTCGTGAAGAAGGGGCTGCACGTGCTCACGGACGCCCTGGAGACGTTCGCGGCCTGCGAGCGGGCCTTCGCCTGGGCGGGCTGCCCCTACTTCGTCGAGAACCCCGTCGGGGTCGTCTCGACGCACTACCGCAAACCCGACTTCACCTTCGAGCCGTGGCAGTACGGCGACAGCTGGACGAAGAAGACCCATCTGTGGGCGGGGGGTGGGTTCGTGATGCCGGAGCCGGCGGTGAAGGAGAGGCCGGAGGGCGTGACGCAGAAGATATGGCTGATGCCGCCTTCGGCCGAGAGGGCGGACCTGCGGGGCGAGACGCCGAGGGGCTTCGCCAGGGCGGTCTACGAGGCCAACGCCGCGGCCGCACTGAAGCGTGCGGCCTGACGGCTCACCCGGCGAGGGGCGGGGAGAGTGAAGCTATTCAGAAAATCAGCCTTACCGGAAATGGTATGTGAGAGTTTCACGGGGCGGAAATAAGCGATTGTGAAAGGGTTGGTGCAATGAGCGAGACAAAAGAAGCTTCTGCGCGGTTCGTGAAGCGGGACTATTGGAACGAGCGCGGCGACCACAGACCTTACCGAAACTTCTGGCATGACGAAGAAGATAAGGCGGTGGACGAGCAAAGGGAGTTGGACAAATTGCTTGCGGGCGTGAGTGACGGCGAAGAATTTGAAATCGTTATCAGGCCGACCGGTAAGCGACCCTTCGGGGAGAGGCGCTATCGTTTACAACGCCCGCACGAATACGAGCCGGAGACGGACGAGCAGATGTCCGAACGACGTTTTGCACAAACGTCCCTTCCTGACAGCCCCGACTGACGCCGCAACTACTGAAATGTCTACACATACCCGCGGGGGCTCTCCCCGAGGAAAGGCGGACGGAAGATGAGCGAACAGGAATACAACGAATTGGCGGGCCGCCTCTGCCGCGTAGTCGGGCTCACGGAGGAAGAGTTGCAGGTTTTAGCCGCCGCCCCCGTGGAAGTCTTGCGGACGTTGTTGCGAAAGCCTCGCTATCAAAAACTGGCCTTACAGCCGTGCGGAGGCTACTACTGCTCAGAGGAACACGGCCACCTTGATTGTGAGCCACAAACGTCAGCTTGAGTTCCCCGCCCGTGGCCGCCCGCGAGGGGGCGAAAGGAACCGTCAGAGGAAAGGTAATCCCATGATTCAGTATACGCACGAAGGGCTTCAGG